TATTGCAATTTCTACTAGTGGTAATTCACAAAATGTAATTAAAGCAGTATCCTATGCACGAGAACAAGGTAACACTATCATTGGTATGACAGGTGGTAATGGCGGGCAACTTAAAAAATTATCAAATATATCACTCCATACTAATATTGAACTTGCAACAAATATAGAAGATATTCATTCTATTATGTGTCATACTATAGCTTCAACATTATATGAAATTTTGACTTAATAGATTAAAATTTGAACTTTTCTAAATTTTATGCTATAATATATATAGAAAATCAAAAGGGGCGATTTTATGCGAGAACGTGCATGGCGTAGACACATGAATTATAAGAAGGCCCTTCGAAAAAAGAAAATAAATTGGTATTGGGCAAGAGATTATAGTATAGTAGGTGAAGTTGTCCCTCATTGGTATTATAATAATCTTCACCAATATAGTAAAAATAAAATTCATTGTAGTTGTGGAGTGTGTATGGCAAAAACTCGTAATAAACGATATAATCGTCGTCATGTACATGCTAATTATGCCCCCAACATCAATTACAGTATTACTGATAAGAGAAAACTTCTTTCTATGCAACAAGACAAAATAGACAATGAAATTTGACTTTTCATTAAAAAAATTATATAATAAAAATATAAGGTATGCCGCCTTATAAAAATATAAAATTATTTTAAAAGGAGAAATGAATTATGGCAAAGTTGACTGAAAAGACTTTTGAGGCACTTGAGTATCTACAGAATCACGGCGGCCGCGCAACCACCGAGGAAATGAGAGTTGCACTTGGTTGTGAGAAGATTGCTTCCATTACCGGTCGTGTAAATTCTCTTTGCAACAAGGAGCTTGCTACTCGTGAAAAGATTGAGGTTGAAGGCGAGGAGAAGCCTCTTACCTATGTACAGCTTACTGAGGCTGGCATGAACTACGTACAGGACGCAGAGTAATATATAAATTAAGGAGTTGAGTTCTTACTTAACTCCTAAAAAGTATATTCTCAGAAGGACAAAAATAATATAATAAATAAAAAGGAGAAAATGAAATGTTGAGACAAGCAGAAAATAAAGTAAGAATCGAAGGAGTCCTATCCGAGATTAACTTAAAGTATGGTTCCTATGTAAATAAGAAGACTGGCGCCACTGTCGAAAATATTGGTGGTAATATTAAGGTACTTGTTCATCAAGAAATTAATGGAGTAGATAACACTCTTGACATTCCAGTTTATATGTTTGCAGGTAAGTATACTAATGCTGGAGGAGTAAATCCTGCCTATACTTCAATGGAAGAAATTATGACTCAGTATACTTCCATTGCCGCAGCCGGGAATGAAGTCAGCGCGGATAAGATTCGTATTACTAATGCATCTATCCGTATGAATGAATATTATAATCAACAGGGCCAACTTGTATCTTATCCACGTGTAAATGCTTCTTTTGTATCTAAGGCTACTGGTGAATTTAGACCGGAAGCAACTTGGAATATGCAATTTGCAGTATCTTCTATGGATTTTGTAACTGATAATGAAGGTGTTGAAGTTGAGCCTAAGAAGCTTCGTATCAAGGTTATTGTTCCTCAGTATGGTGGGAAAGTTGACACTATGGAACTTTATGCTACTCATCCTACTGTAATTGATGCAATTACTTCTTATTGGGAAAATGGTAAGACTTATACAGCCAAGGGACGCTTGAACTTCTCTACTACAACCCAAGAAGTTATTGAAGAAATGGATTTTGGGGAGCCAGAAGTTCGTGTACGTACTACCACTGTTAGCGAACTTATTGTAACTAGTGGTACCCAGGCTCCACTTGAAGATGATGCTGCTTTTAACCCAGTAGAACTAAGTGCAGCACTTAAAGAACACAAGGCCTATCTTGAATCTTTGAAGGATAAGGCTCTTACTAAGCAAACTCCTGCACCTGTCAATACCCCTGCATCTAAGGCTGCTATTGACCTTGGTTTTTAAGGAGGCCATCTAAATGGCAGTAGATATTTTTAATATAAAACCTTCTGTCATTAGTCGTGACTTAAAAGGTAAATATGTCCTTATTTATGGTAAGGAAAAATCTGGAAAAACTACTGCGGCCGCCTCTTTTCCAAAGGCACTTCTTTGTGCCTTTGAAAGAGGTTATAATGGTCTTGGTGGTGTAATGGCTCAAGATATTAATACTTGGTCAGATTTTAAAGCAGTATTGCGTCAATTGGAAAAACCTGAAGCAAAAGAGCTTTATTCAACTATTATAGTTGATACTGTGTCTATTGCATGGGACCAATGTGAGCAATTTATTTGTCGCCAAAATGGAGTACAAAAAATTAGTGAAATACCTTGGGGCGGTGGTTATTCTGCTGCAAAAAAGGAATTTGAAAATGCACTTCGTAAAATCACAATGCTAGGTTATGGTGTAGTTTTAATTGCACACAATGCTTCACGAATTGAAAAAACTGCAGATGGTAGTGAAATTGAAATTATTTACCCTGACCTTCCAAAGCGCGCGGCAGAAATTTGTAATGGTATCGTTGATATTATTGGTTACATTGGTACTGAATGGGAAAATGGAGTTGCTAAACGTTATCTCTATACAAGAGAAACCCAAACTCTTTTTGCTGGTAGCCGATTTAAATATATGGCTCCAAAAATTCCATTTGGCTATAAAGACCTGGTTGATGCAATTTCTCAAGCAATTGAACGGTCAGAAAAAGAAGATGGTGTAACAGTAGTTGATAGTGCTGCACTAACCCCTTCAATTGAGAAACTTGATTTTAGTAAAGTACGTGCAGAGGCCCAAAATCTTTGGGGTAAACTTGTAGGCACTGGTGATGATGCAAAACCTGAAGTTGCTTCAGAAATTTTAAAGAAAATTGAAATTATAATGGGTCATCGTATGAAACTTAGTGAATTTACTGAAGATCAAGTTGAATTACTTCAATTAGTTGTAGACGAAATGAGAGATATGGTTTAAAATTTATATAATTAATGAAAGACACAGAGAAATCTGTGTCTTTTTAAATTTGACAAAAATATAAAAATATGGTATAATTATAATAGAAAGAAATAGATTTTGAAAGGAGAGGTCGTATTGGCAAAACATGTTGTTATGTGCCGAGCTTGTGGCAAATATTTTGATACTAATACTATACCACAAGAAGACTGGGTGATGCCTTCAAAAAGATGGTATTATCATACTCAATGTTTTAATGATTGGAAGAATAATTTAGACAATGTAACTGATGATGATTGGGTTTTATATATTTATGACTTTCTCGCGCGCGACCTAAAAGTTTCATATAATTATCATATGTGCGAAGCACAACGACAAAAATTTATAAAAGAAAACAAATGTACAAATAAAGGCATTTATTTTACTTTAAAATATTTTTATGAAGTAAAACATAATTCTTGGGATAAAAGTAATGGTGGAATTGGTATTGTTCCATATGTATATAAAGAGGCCACAGAATATTGGACTGACATAGAGTGGAAAAAACGAGGTTTTATGAAGGCTATTGAAGAACAGATTGTAATTCGTTCACATCGTCCTATTAAAACAATAAAAAAATCTACTACAAAAAAACAAAAATTAAAATATGACTTAAATTCTATTGAAGGAGCCGATATGAATGATAGTTGATAAAAATTCTATACTCCAAATTTTTGGCTCACTTATGAAACATCCACAATATTTAGGAGAAACAGACCGATATAATTTAACTTTAGACGATTTTTATTATAAATTTGACAAATATATTTTTGCTGCAATAGATAGTTTATATCGTGGCGGCGCGCAGCGTATACAACCAATTGATATCGAAAATTATTTACAAACTAACAGTGCAGCTTCAGTAATTTTTACAAAAAATAACGGTATTGAATATTTACAAGACGCTGACTATTTAGCGGAAGAAAAAAATTTTTCTTTTTATTACAATCGTCTTAAAAAAATTAATCTCCTCAATCAACTTCAAAAAGATGGTATTGATATTAGTGAATTCTATATTGAAGATCTTACTAATCCAAAAGCATTAGAAACAAATCAGAATTTTGAAAACTTAGAAATTAATGATATATTAGAAGAGATTAAAAAGAAGATTTTGGGTATTGAACATCATTTTATTCAAAATGAAGTTACCCAAACAGAAAGTGCTTTTTATAATATAAAAGAAGTCATTGACAACGCTGTTGAGGGTAATGATATTGGTATACCAATTCAAGGAGAAATTATTAATGAAGTCATCGCAGGTGCGCGACTTGGTACATTAGTAATTCGAAGTGCAGCTAGTGGCACAGGTAAAACTCGTCAGGCCGTTGGTGATGCTTGTTATATTGCTTACCCCTTTCGTTATGAAGCTATAAAAAATAATTGGGTTATTAATGGTTCTAATAAAAAAGTATTATTTATTGCAACAGAACAAACCATAATTGAAATTCAAAAAATGATATTAGCTTATTTAACAGGATTTAATGAATCTAAATTTCGTTATGGGAATTTTTCTGCTCAAGAAATGCGGATTTTAAATCAAGCTTTATGGATAATAGAACAATATAAAGATAATTTCTTTATTGTTCAAATGCCTAATCCACGAATTGATTTAGTTAAAAATTTAATTCGTGAACAAGTTTTATTACATGATATCGAATATGTCTTTTATGACTATATTTTTATTAGTCCTAGTTTGTTAGGGGAATTTAAAGGGGTAAATTTAAGAAATGATGAAATTCTATTAATGTTTTCAACTGCTTTAAAAGAAATAGCTGTTGAATTAAATGTTTGTATGTTTACTTCAACACAAGTTAATGCTAATGCAGACTCAAATATTAATATTAGAAACGAATCATCTATTGCAGGTTCACGTGCTATTATTAATAAAGCTGATGTTGGCATGGTAATGGCTAGACCAACTAAAGAAGAACAAGATTTTTTTGTGCAAATGGAACGTGAAATTCCCAATATAGTAACAGACATTTATAAAGTTCGTAGTGGTCAATGGAGTCAAGTTCGTATTTGGAGTTATGTAGATTTAGGCACACTTCGTAAAACAGATTTGTATATGACAGATTCCCGAATGGAAGTAATAGACCAATATGAACATAATTTTACTTATACCATTAATTGGGAAGAAACAGATTTTGGAGAACAATTGGAAAGGCTAAAACAGGTTATATAATATGGCTATTGATTATACTGAAATAATAGAAAATTTAAAAGATAAAAATGTATTTGAATTATTGACTAAATTAGGTGCTGAACCTATTGATAGAAATGATTATTTTTTATGTAAAACTATTTGCCATCATAATGATCCTGATGAAGCTTCATATAAATTATATTATTATAAAAATACTCATTTATTTGTATGTTATAGTGAAGATGGCAATATGTCAATCTTTACTTTACTAAAAAATTATTATACTATAAGAGATATAATATATGATTGGTATGAAGATATATATCAAGTAATTTTAAATTGTTCTAATATTCAAACTCATACAAATTCAAATCAATATAAAAGCATTTCTGACAATTATGTTCCACAAAAAGAACGTCGTCAACTCCCTTTTTATCCAGAAGGGATATTAGAAGTATTTATTAAATATTATCCAATTGAGTGGTTAAATGATGGTATTTCAAAAGAAACAATGGATAAATTTAATATTCGTTTTTCACCATCACAAAATAAAATAATTATTCCACATTATGACGCACGTGGACACTTAGTTGGAATTCGAGGGCGCGCGTTAAATACATGGGAAATTGAAAATTTTGGTAAATATATGCCTATACAAATTGAGGGTAAATGGTATTCACATCCATTGAGCCTTAATTTATATGGTCTAAACTTTACTAAAGAAAATATTCGTAAAACTGGTATTGCATATATAGGTGAAGCTGAAAAATTTGTACTTCAACTGGAATCTTTTAACATTTTAAATTGTGGTATAGCAGTATGTGGTAACAAATTAAATAAATATGCTTTAGATATTTTAATTAGAGAATGTCACCCTATAGAAATTGTATTATGTTTTGACCAAGAAGAAGAACCAAAAAGCCATTATTATTTTGATAAATTATATGGTATATGTAAAAAATATTCTACATATGCAAATTTTAGTTTTATTTATGATAAAGAACATTTATTAAATCTTAAAGATTCTCCAAGTGACCACGGAGAAAAAATTTTTAAACGTTTATTAGAAACAAGGGTGAAGGTATGACAAATGAAAGTTAAGTTAGCAAATGAAAATTTTACAACTAATTATCTTGAAAATTTACTCACCGCACGCGGTGTAACAGATATAAAAGAATTTTTAAATCCATCTAGACAACAATTAAATAATCCTCAATTATTAGACAATATAACAGAAGGAGCTAATCTTTTAAAAGAAATTCTTCATACAGATAATTCTAAAATTTTAATTATAGTTGATTGTGATGTTGACGGTTTTACATCTGCGGCAATTATATATCAATATATAAAACTTATTGCTCCAAATCAATCAATTAACTATATTTTACATGAACATAAACAACATGGTTTACAAGACCATTATGAAACTTTATTAAATAATGATGAAGTAGTTTATGACCTTATTATATTACCAGACAGTTCTAGTAATGATTATGAGTATCATGAAAGTATTGGTGCACGAGGCACAAGATTTTTAATTCTTGATCACCATGAGATAGATGAAAATCAAAAAATTAGTCAATATGCTTGTTTAATTAATAATCAAACATCATTACATTATCCTAATAAAGACTTAACTGGTGCAGGGGTAACATGGCAATTCTGTAGATTTTATGGAGCTATTATAAATAATGATAGATATTATGCCGATTTAATTGACCTTGCTGCTCTTGGCATTTGTGGAGATATGGGGTCTGTTTTAAATCTTGAAAATCGTTTTATTATGAAAAATGGATTTAATAATATTCAAAATTATTTCTTTCAAAGTGCTATAAATAAACAATCATATTCTATGAATGGCATGGTAAATCCCACCACTGTAGCTTTCTATATTGTCCCAATGATGAATGCTCTTATTCGAGTTGGCTCTATGGAAGAAAAAGAACGCTTATTCTTAGGGCTAATTGATGGTCATCGTCAAGTTCCATGTCATAAGCGCGGCGCAGCGGGGACAATGGAAAAAGTTGCAATTGAATCTCTTCGTGAGTGTACAAATGCAAAATCTAAACAAAATCGCATTACCGACCAAATGGTAGAAAAATTAGAACAAAAAATTCATAAATATGACTTACTTCAAAATAAAATTTTATTCGTTAGATTAGAAGAAGAGGATGATTTTCCATCAGAAATAAATGGATTAATTGCAATGAAATTGGCTGCGCGTTTTAAGCACCCAACAATTATCGCTCGTCTTAACGAAGAAGGTTATGATAGAGGATCAATACGAAATGTATCAGATTGTGAATTAACTGATTTAAAAACTTTTTTAAATGATAGTGGATATTTTGAATATGTGCAAGGGCATGCTAATGCTGCAGGATGTAGTATTCTTGATAAAAATTTACGATCTTTTCATGAATATGCAAATCAAGTTTTACAAAATATTGATTTTAATGAGGGTTCTTATAATGTAAATTTTGTACGTCAAGCAGATGATAAAGATATTGAACAATTAATTATTAATTTAACTCAATATCCAGAAGTATGGGGTCAACAAAATCCAGAAGCTTTAATTTATATAAAAAATTTATATGTAGACATAACAGATATTCAAATTATGGGAGCAAATAAGGATACATTAAAAATTATTCATAATGGAATTGCATATATGAAATTTCATGCTCTTAATATGATAGAAGAATTAAATAAATGTAATGAAATTAAAATTAATTTAGTAGGTAAAGCGAATTTAAATAAATGGATGGGGAATATTACTCCACAAATATTTATTGAAAATTATGAAATAATCGACTCACTTTTAGAATTTTAAAATTTCAATAAATCATTTTCTTAAAGTTATTTTATTAAAATTTTACTTTAAAATAGAGGTGAGTACGATGGATAAAATTGGTATATATTGTTTTACTAACAAATTAAATGGAAAAAGATATATTGGTTAGAGTAAATAGTTAAATAGACGTTATCATCTTTATATTAATACCGCTTTTAATAATGATAAAGCGAAAAATGATAGTAGTATTTTTCACTAGGCATTAAGAAAATATGGAGTTGAAAATTTTAATTATGAAATTTTAGAAGAATGTAGTATTGATGAGTTGGATGAAAAAGAAAAATATTGGATTAATAAATTATAGAGCCATGTACTCGAACATGGATATAATATAACCTATGGTGGACGTAATTATACAAAACCATTTTATTTTACAACAGAAGAAATATTACATTATTGGAACGATTTACATTTAACAGTGACACAAATTTATAAATAGTATGGTGCAACCGGATAGAGAATAAGAGAGCAATTGTTGTCGTTAGGTATTACTAAAGAAGAAATAGAACAACGAACATATGAAAAAAGATTAGAAATTATAAAAAAAGGTGTTAAGAAACGTAGAAAAAAAATTAATCAATATGATTTGAACAACAATTATATTACTTCTTTTAATAGTTTAGCAGAAGCAGCAAAAGCAGTACATGGTTCACCGGGAAATATATCTTGCGCAGCAACTGGAAATGGTAAAAGTAAAACAGCATATGGTTATAAATGGAAATATGAGGAATAACAATGTTTTGGATTTTTTTAATTATTATTATTATTATATGGCTTAAATGGCTTACAGGTTTGAGGTGAAACATGTTTGGAACAAGTACTTGGGTGGGGAAGGCAGAAATTAAAACTTTCTTACAGCGTTATTTAAAACCTGGTATGAAAATTTGTGATATGGGTGCAGGGAGCGGAACATATTATAATATATTAGGTAATAATTATGAATGGACTGCAGTTGAAATATGGCATGATGCAGCAGAAGCATTAAAGAAAAATTATAATTATGTATATGAACAACATATTTGTGATTTTGTTTACCCACAAAATTATGATCTAGTTATTTTTGGTGATGTTTTAGAGCATTTAACTGTAAAAGATGCACAATATGCTGTACAAGAAGCAGAACATCACTCAAAAGCAATCTTAATAGCTATACCTTATCTTTATAAACAAGGTGCTATTTATGGTAATAATGCGGAAATTCATCTACAAGATAATTTAACACCTAAATTATTTAAAGAGCGTTACCCAGGTTATCAAATAATTTATGGAAATAAAAATTTGGCTTATTATTGGAAACAAATTTAATTTGATTTTTTCTTAAATTTATGGTATAATATAATTAGAAAAATGAAGAAAGAGAATAAAATTTGGGACTTTCCACAATTATAATTCTAATATTCGTAATGAATATCGAAAGGAAGGTGATGCGAAGTGATGAAGACTAAACTTGAATACCCTGGTAGTCTTCATAACTAGGGTGAACCACTCTGACTATAGTAATATTCGTTTGCGCGATTGCATCAACAAATTGGATGAATTATTTAACTATGCAGGCGAACTTGGACATAAAGTAGTAGCCTTAACTGACCACGAAAGTATTAGTGGATAGGTTAAGGCTGAAAGTGCAGCCAAAAAGCTCAAAGAAAAATATCCCGACCTTAAAGTCATTCTTGGTAATGAGATTTATCTTTGTAGAAATGGATTAAATGCTAATAACTATAATAAAGAAAATGATAAATATTATCATTTTATTCTTCTAGCGAAGGATGCAATCGGCGCGCAGCAAATTCGTGAAATCTCAACGCGCGCATGGATGCGTAGTTATATGGCACGCGGCATGAGACGTGTTCCAACATATTATAATGATTTGTTTGAAATCATCGGCGAAAATCCTGGCCATGTAATTGGTTCCACCGCTTGTCTTGGTGGTGCACTTCCAACACAATTACTTAAGTATAGAGATACCCAAAATGCAGAATTAGGGCGTAAAATTGGTATTTGGGTGGATCAGATGGCCAATCTATTTGGTCGCGGAAATTTTTATTTAGAAATGCAGCCAAGTAAAAATAAAGACCAAATTTATGTTAATAAAAAGTTGCTAGAAATTGCAGGTATTAGTGGTATCCCCTATATTATTACAACTGATTCTCATTATTTGAAAAAAGAGGATAGAGTTGTTCATAAAGCATATCTTAATGCACAGAATGGCGATCGCGAAGTTGATGATTTCTATGCAACTACTTATATGATGGGTACAGAAGAATTAGAATCTTTCTTTAAATATTTTACAGAAGATGAAATTCAAACTGCATACCAAAATATTTTAAAGATTAAAGAAAACATTGAAGATTATAGTCTACTGCGCCCACTCAAAATTCCATCATTGAAATGGAAACCTGTATTGACCTATTATACAGATTATGAAGAATGGTTTAAAAATATTCCAATGCTTCAAACTTTTTATGATTCAAAATATGAAGCAGACAGATATTTAGTAAATGCAGTTCTCGATGGAATTAAGCATCATCCAGACCTTCAATGTAAAGAAGCATATGATGAAATAAATGCTTGCCTGGAAGACACGTGGGTATCATCTGAAGTCAATAAAGCTCGCTGGAGTGCATATTATCTAAACCTTCAAAATATTATTGACATTTGCTGGGAGGCGGGTAGTCTTGTTGGTTGTGGACGTGGTTCGGGTGTTGGTTTTATCCTTTTGTATTGCCTGGATATTACACAAATTAACCCATTAAGAGAAAACACAAGAACTTTTAGATGGAGATTTTTGAATCCTGATCGTGTAAGTGTACTTGACGTTGATTTTGACATTGAAGGTGGACGTCGTACGCAAGTCCTTAATGCGTTCCGTAAATATTATGGAGAAGATAGAGTAGCAAACGTAGCTACATTCCGCACAGAAAAATCCAAATCAGCTATCCTTACAGCTGCGCGCGGGCTTGGAATTGATGTAGATATAGCGCAATATATCGCAAGTTTAATTCCTGCTGATCGCGGTATGTTGAGGACTTTGTCCCAATGTTATAATAGTGATGAAGAAAATGGCTTCCAACCCATTAAGCAGTTTATATTTGAAATGGAGAATTACCCAGAATTATGGAAAGTTGCACAAAAAATTGAAGGATTAATTTGTGGTTCTGGGGTTCATGCAGGTGGTGTTATCTTTGTTGATGAACCATTCACAAACTCTACCGCTTTAATGCGCGCACCTGATGGTACAATTTGTACGCAATTTGAATTGCATGATGCAGAAGCAGTATCACTTATCAAATATGACGCACTTTCTGTTGAAGCTATGGATAAAATCCATAATTGCATTGACTTATTATGTGATGCAGGTCTAATTAAACGCGAGCACACTCTCAAAGAAACTTATGAAAATATAATTGGTATTTATAATATAGAACGAAATGATCCTAAGATGTGGAAAATGGTTTGGAATCACGAGATTCAGTCATTATTCCAAATGGAAAAACAATCCGGTATTAGCGGTATCGCAACTCTCAAACCCACATCAGTTGACGATTTGGCGATTCTCAACTCTACAATTCGTCTAATGGCGCAAGAAAAAGGTGGAGAAATGCCAACTGAAAAACTTGCTCGCTTTAAAGCCAATCCTATTGAGTGGGATAGAGAAATGGAAAAATATGGCTTGGGCGCGCAAGAACATGAGATACTTGAACCAGTTTTGGGTATGTCTTATGGACTCTGTATTGCACAAGAACAATTCATGGAGCTTGTACAGCTTCCCGAACTTGGTGGTTTCAGTCTAACTTGGGCAGATAAACTTCGTAAGTCAATTGCAAAGAAAAACCCAAAAGATTATGATGCACTTACAAAAGAATTCTTTGAAGTAACAAAAGAAAAAGGCATTAATCAAAACTTTGCAAGATATGTATGGCGTGTTTTGATTGCAATGAGCCGTGGATATGGATTTAATCAATCTCATACGCTTGCATATAGCTTAATTGCTCTTCAAGAAATGAATCTTGCATATAAATATCCAATTATCTTTTGGAACTGCGCGTGTTTGATTACAGATGCAGGCGGTGATGAAAAAGAATTGGAAGAAGAAGAAGAAACTATTCAAGTCGAAGAGACATATACAGAAATGGAAGACTTCTCTTCTGACGATGAAGACGATGAAGATGAAGATGAAGATGAACCTAAAGCAGTTAAAAAGAAAAAGAAAACCTCATCTGTAAATTATGGGAAAATCGCCACAGCAATTGGTAAGATAAGAATGAGTGGTATTAATGTTGAGCCACCTGATATCAACAAATCTACCTATACATTCTCACCAGATATGGAAGCAAATATAATCCGTTATGGTATTAGCGGCATCACAAAAGTTGGAGAAGAAATAGTCAAACAAATTATTTCTAATCGTCCATATACTTCCATTAATGACTTCCTCTCAAAAGTAAAAGTCAATAAAGCACAAATGATTAATCTCATTAAGTCGGGCGCCTTCGACGGATTTGGCGACCGAGTAGAATTAATGCATCAATATGTAAATATGATTAGTGATACGAAAAAACGAGTCACTCTTCAAAATATGAAGATGTTAATTGATTTTAAGTTGCTTCCAAATGAATTTGATTTTGTATGTAAAGTATTTAACTTTAATAAATATTTGAAGAAACAAAAGTTAGATAGTAACTATTACGGATTAGATAATATTGCATTTAACTTTTATTCTGAAAATTTTGATATTGATATGTTATTGCCCGCTGAAACTGAAAGTGGTTTTAAAGTTTCTCAAACAAAGTGGGATAACATCTATCAAAAACATATGGATAAAATCCGTCCATATATTAAAAAGAACCAAGAACAGCTACTCAATGCAATCAACGACAAGCTTACAAGTGATGTCTGGAACAAATATTGTCTTGGCAATCTAAGTAAGTGGGAAATGGATGCGGTTTCATTCTATTCACATGATCACGAACTGGTCGCAGCCGATCTTGAATTGTATGGAATTGTGAATTTCTTTGAGTTAAGCGAAACTCCAGATGTAGAGCGCGTCATCCCCATCAAAGGCAAACAAGTTCCTATCTTTAAGTTATATCGTATTGCAGGAACAGTTTTAGACCGTGATAAAGCAAAGAAAACAGTGTCTCTTTTAACCACAACTGGAGTTGTGACTGTAAAAATCTTTGGTGGTGTTTTTGAACAGTATGATAAACAAATTTCTGTAAAAGGCGCAGATGGTAAGAAACATATCATTGAAAAGTCCATCTTCACAAGAGGAAATAAAATTATCATAACTGGTATCCGCCAAGAAGATGCATTTGTAGCAAAGACATATAGTAGAACTCCATATCATAAAGTAGAACAAATTATAGGTTTAGACAATTCTCACTTAATCATTAAATCTGAAAGAACTGAGGTATAGTAATGGCAGTAATTTTAATTTATGATTATGATTACTTCCATTACCCCGGAGTAATCCCAAATTTAGAATGTGCAAAATTAGCTGCGTATGAAAAGAAAAATAAAAATATTGCCGTTTTTCATGATGAACTTAATCCTACAATATATACTAAAACCTACTTTAGAAAAGAATATGATGATGGATTATATAATGAAACTATTTTAATGCCTACTGTAACTTATGGAGGGCGCGCCTTCTCATCAATCTACCAACCATTTAATATTGAAATGGAAATGATAGAGCCTGATTTTGAAATTTATACTCGTTTTAGTAGATATTTTGGTTTACGTAAATAGGATGCAGTTCAAATAAAAACTTTAATTGCTGCAACTCATGCACGATTATCTTTAGATGGTAAAACTTACTTAGAATTCCCCTTTTAGAGATTGCGCCCTCGTCATCCATGCGTAGTTTTACATGACTATGATATTGCCACTTTACCAAATGCTTTTGATATGATAAAAGAAATTATGGATGCGCGCCCTCGTGGTTTAAAATATCATATAGGAAATAAATACCCTATACAAATATATAACTTTGATATATTAAAAAAATGGCTTACAATTTACCCTATGGGTGGTTGTTTTTATCTTCAATATAATGGATTATTAACAGATGAATAGATAATAGAATTGTTAGCTGAGCCTTCTATGTCTTTACGTCAATTGGTTTATAACTTTACATATTAGTGTTCTGATGAAAATGATTTTATAATACGAGTCTTACCAGAAATTTATAAACAAGCTTTATTTTTACGAAAGAATAAATAGAAAATTTTACTTAATATTGACACCGAATTTTTTAAAACTCCAGAACTTTTAAATTTAATGAAATTAATTAATTGTTTTTATGGTAAAGGATTTTTAGAAGATTTCCGTCCTCGGCAAAAAACATTATATGCTTATTGTTCTAGTCGAAAAGTAGCATATATGGATATGCTACCTTGGGTACATCTAGTAGTATCTAAAGATGAAATGCGCGCCGCTTTTCAATACATACGTATTCATAATTATGAAGTCTTTGATATGTTTTATAGTGTACCTGCAGTAATTCAACAAGGAGGAAAATTAGTTAATGAATGGGAAGGAAGAACTACACTCTAAAATTGTAGCAAACCAAGCTCGTATAGATGAATTAATAAATAAATTTATCTTAACAGAAGAAATTAGTAAGTTGTCTGATGAAATTGTACGTTTACGTATTTCATGTGGGACTATTTTTGGGCATGAATATGAAAATGGTATTTGTAAATGGTGTGGAAGTAGGGAGGTAACTAAATGATAACGCTTTATAGTACACATTGTCCTCAATGTGCAGCTTTAGAGATGAAATTAAATAAAAAAAATATTCAATATACTATTTGTGATGACCAAGAAAAAATGAAAGATTTGGGTTTTAAATCTGCACCCATTCTCGATGTAGATGGCACTATATATAATTTTGTTAATGCTATTAAGTGGGTGAATAGTCAATAATGAATATTAACATTCGTCTTAGTAAAAATTTTACCACTCAATATAATAAAATGCAAGAAAAATATGGAGAAGAAATGGCTGCAATAAATGGTTTTTCAGATGGCCAACTTTCTTATACTGATTTTATTGATAATTTTGTTGATGAAGACACAGTGGCTGATGCATCAGTAGATGGTAATGCTAATGTTGGTCAAAAAGATATTGTCACTTTAATGAATGAAATGCCAAAACCTCATCAAAAATTACTTGCATTTAATAAGATTTATCACGAAATGAATAAAAAATATGGTTTCAAAAGAGCTAATGAATGGTTAGAAAATGAATGGAATGGCCATTTATATATGCATGATGCAAATACAACTAGTTTTATACATTATTGTTTTGCATATGATCTAAAAGATTTAGCAGAAAAAGGTTTATATTTTATTGAAAATTTTAATGCTGAGCCACCAAGACATCTTGGAACTTTTATTGATTTTGTAAAGGAGTTTGTTAGCTATGCTTGCAATCGTTCAAGCGGCGCCGTTGGTTTGCCGAATCTTATCCCTTATATGTATTATTTCTGGAGTCGTGATGTGCGGAATAATTATTTTACTATTTCGCCTCAAAAATACGCAGAGCAACATATCCAACGTCTTATATATGCTCTTAATCAGCCTTTCTTGCGTGGTGGCATTCAGTCTGCTTTTACTAATACTAGTGTTTTTGACCATGAATATCTTATTGCTCTTTTCGGCGGCGCAATCTTCCCTGATGGGACACTAATGATTGATGAAATAGAAGAAATAATGAATTTTCAGAAATTATATTTGGAAACCATGAGCGAAATTCGTTCTCATAATATGATGACATTTCCAGTATCAACTATTTCTCTTCTTAAGCAAAACGGAGAATTTAATGATAAAGATTTTGCAATCTGGGCTATTCGTCATAACATGAAATGGAATGATTCTAATATTTTTATTGACGATAGTGTTAATAGTTTAAGTAATTGTTGTAGATTAAAATCAAATATTGAAGACCTTGGATATTTTAATAGTATTGGAGGCTCTGCTCTTAAAGTTGGTTCAGTCAAAGTCTCAACTATTAACCTCGCGCGTCTTGCATTAGAAAATAAGACAGAGCAAAGTTATTTAACTGCACTTCGTGATATGGTTCAATTAGACCTCGAAGTTCTTGATTGCGTTCGTCACATTATTACACGTAATGTAGATAAAGGTCTCCTTAAAAATTTTAGCCTTGGTATGGTAGACTTTGAGCATTTATATAATACAATTGGTTTTATTGGTATTTATGAAACTATGAAAGCTTTTAGATATACGTATCAAGATGAGCTTGGTAATACCTATTATAAAGATGAAGCTGCGGCTTTCGGCAAGAAAATTTTTGATACCATTCGCAACGTTAAAGATGTTTTCTGCATTGATAAAGATTATATGGTAAATACCGAGCAAATTCCTGGTGAGAGCGCGGCCGCGAAGCTAATGAAGAAAGACAAATTGATGTATCCTGGAACCGTGGTTGATGATTTGCCTCTTTATGGAAATCAATTTATTCCTCTTGGTATTAAGACGACCCTTGCAGAACGCGTAAGAATCGCCTCTCTATTTGATGGGTATTGTAATGGCGGTTCAATTCTTCATGTAAATATTGATGCACCGTTCCAGAGATTTGAAAATGCTTGGGATATGTTAAATTATATTTCTGACGCGGGAGTTACTTATTTTGCTTTTAATACCAAAATACAAGCCTGCAAGCATAATCACGCATTTTATGGAAAGATTTGTCCAATCTGTGGTGAACCAGTAGAAACTGAATACACTCGAATTGTAGGTTTTTATACCCCTATAAAGACTTATTCAAAAGAGCGCAAAGCTGAATTTAAAATGAGAAAGTGGATGGATGTAAATGAAAATTCGGGGATTAACTGATTACGATATTATAAACTATAAAGAACCAACGCTTTTTATTGCTTTTCCTTATTGTAATTTTAAATGTGATCTTGATTTTGCTTCAAAAAATTGTCAAAATAGTGAATTAATTAAACAACCATTAATTGATATACCATTAACTAAAATTTTTGATATATATAAAGCCAATCCTCTTACTAAAGGTATTACTTGTGGTGGCTTAGAACCCTTTGATAGTTTTGATGATCTTGAATGGTTGTGTCATTTGTTTCGTGACTTTAGTAATGATATTATTATTATTTATACTGGATATAAAGAAATTGAAATCCATTCAAAAGTAGAACAACTAAAAAAAGTAGGAAATCTTATCATAAAGTTTGATAGATTTATACCAAATGCACCTAACCGATATGATGAAATTCTTGGAGTAACTTTAGCATCTAATAATCAATATGCTAAATACTATGAGTAAAAGGAGTTATTATGGACGAAAATAAATTTTATGTATTTGATGAACTTTTTAATTCAATAGGAAATGTACTTGAAGATGATAATAGTGACGGTCTTCAAGTAATAGCAGCAATTCTTGCGACGCCTGATGAACAATTTGAAGCAGTTAAACCTGCCCTATTTGATAGTATTGCTAATGCTTTTAATACACCGGAGGCTCGTATAAGCTTTGCTCAAATGATAAATCAACGTGGTTTAAAGATAGAAGATTTTACAGATAATTTAGATAATTTAGTTCAAGCAATTAGTGATTTTACAGTAGAAGATACTGAAATTTCAGATAGTAAAAAAGATTTTTTAAAATTTATTTTTACAACTTTTATAAATACTATAAATGAATCTGAAAAAGTTTCACATCGTATAATTTCAATTCCTATTGAACTTTGTCGTGAAGATGCAAAACTTCCTACTTATGCAACTAATGGGTCAGCCGCGATGGATATATATTCTCCAAAAGAATATACTGTTGGGCCTAATGAATCCATTATGATTCCAACCGGCTTGAAAGTAAATATTCCAAAAGGTTATGCTTTATTAATTCAACCTCGTTCTGGTTTAAGCCGTAAAACTAAATTCCGAATTCCTAACAGTCCTGGTCTTGTTGATAGTGATTATCATGAAGAAATTGGAGTATTAATTGAAAATATTGATGCCCCAATTAAACAAATCGGAATGGAAATAATAGATGGTGAAATTCATGACGGAACACAATTTGGTTCTTCATTTACAATTGGGAAAGGGGAACGTTTCGCACAAATGAGATTAATAGAAGTCCCCCTTGTAAATTGGTTACCTGTATCAAGCATTGGTAATTTTGAAAATAATCATGGAGAAGGGTTCGGTTCAACGGGCACGAATTAAATAATATGCCACGTATAACTATTGAAGATATAAAAGAGGCAATCCAGCCTGACAAATGGATATTAATAAGTGAAACATATAAAAACCTAGATTCTAATTTAGAGTTTCGTTGTAATGAAGGCCATACAGTAATTGCACCTTGGAAAAAAATTCGAGAAAATCGAATTTGTCCAATGTGTATGCGCGCGCAGCTTAAAACAAAAGAGTTTCATAATACAAAAAAGAAAAAAAATGAATATCGCATTCTTGCCCTTGATTAGGCTACCTATATAACAGGATATGCTGTTTTTAGTAATAAAGAGTTAATTGATTATGGTAGTTTTAAAGCTACTGGAGATAATGAAATTGAACGCTGCGCGCAAGTAAAATAGTGGCTTATATCATTAATTGATTAGTATGAAATTGATTTTATTGGATTAGAAGGAATCCAATATTAGGCTGCTGCGGGAGTAATTACTTTTGAAATTTTAGCACACCTTCAAGGGATTTTAATGGAAGCTTGTTATGAAGAGAAAAAAAGTTACAAAGTTGTTCATGTAAATACCTGGCGCCTTCATTGTGGAGTAAAAGGAAAAAGTAGAGTGGACAGAAAAAGGAGTATGTAGTTACTTGTAAAAGAATGGTATGGAATTATGCCTACCGAAGATGAATGTGATGCTATTGGAATTGGCAAATATTTTAGTGATATTTAGGCTCCTAAAGTAGAAATTATAGATTGGGAGGGAAAGGGATAAATGACAAATGGAGAAATTTTTAAATTATATGAAGGCTTATGGGATATTTGCAGTGATAAAAATTTAAAATTTAAAGTGAAAACAAGTTTTATTTTAGCTAAAAATAAAGTATTATTAGAACCTTATTATACTGCAATTATAGAAGCACGTACAAAACTTTTAAAGCAATATGGAGAAGAAACTGGAGGAGAAGAATTTTCTATCCCACAAAAAAACATTGAAAGTTTTACCCATGATGTTAATATTCTTTGGAGTGTAGAAAATAATATTGAAATAGAAAAATTAAAATTAGAAGATTTTGGAGAAGAATTAATTAATGCAGATAGAATAGAAAAGATTTTATATATGATAGATAATTAAAAAAGACGTAAGATTTAATCTTACGTCTTTTATTTTTATAAGTCTACCCAACCAATAGTAGCTCCTTCTGCATCGTAAACTCGATAGCGCCCTGTTCGTGCTAATAAAGAAGGATTTAAATATTTATAACTATCTAAATATCCCCATTCATATAATTTCGATAAATCACTACCATTAACACTACATGTTGTTCCTCCAGTTAAAGTTAATGATTGAGCTGATACATAACCCCCCGCCGTAATAAAGTATCCACTAGTGGTAAAACTTGGTGCTGATATATTTCCACTACACCATAATCCAGGAGCACCTTCAATACTACCGGCCCTTAATTGATAACCACCAATTATAAGATAGCCATCAGAACATAATACCGTATTACCTCCACCACTTAAAGTGTTAGATCCAATACTCCATCCTCCAACAGAGCCACCACCACTAGCATGTAAAACAGTAGTATATAACTAATCATTTGTAATCTAAACATTTCCCATTCTAAAACTACTATTATTACCAGTAATTACAATATCTTCAAAATGTCCAATACCATTTTCTATTTTTGCTTTACCTAAATCAATTTTCCCACCAGTAATATTAGCATTATTAAAAGTGGCCATTCCATTGCGATCAATACTCCATTTTTCAGTATTATTTACAATTCCTTTAATACTACCATTTGCTAAAATATCTATATAACTATTATTAGCAACATTACTACGTAATCTATCAGACTAAATTGCCCAACCACCAATTTTACCAGCACTAGCATATATTTTACCATCAATAGTAACACCAAAATTATTTCCAGCAAGAATATAATAAGTACCATTTTCTCCATTAACAGTAGCATTAGTGCCTGAAGAATATAACCCAATTTTATTATTACCAGAAGCATGATAAAATGAATCTTTTGTTAAATTCCATCCACCAATTGAATTTTCATTATCAGAACTTACTTTAAATATATTATTACCAGTATTATCTTTTATCTAAATACCATAAGCAGTATTTGAACTAGAAGGATTTAAACGCCCAATTATAACTCTATTAATATTCCCAGTTTTTAATATTATATCGTTAGTAGTTGAAATTTCAAGTGAATTGTTACCTATAGAATTTTTCATCTAAAAAGTAACTCCATTACCTTTATCAGAAATTTCAACAGCAGAGCCACCATTTGCTCCTTTTAAGAAAAACCCTTTCCAAGTAAGTCCAAATTTACAATTATTCCAAATAGAATCTTCATCAGTTGGATTAAAGTCTTTTGTACCACTATACCCGTAAAGACCATATTTATCATGACGTACAAATTTTCCAAAATTAATACTAGAATTAGTATAACTATAAGCGGTAATTCCTTGGCTATCCCATCTAAAAGAAGGCGCATTACCATCATAAACATAAATTTCGCTTGTATTTATACGGCCCGCAGTTAATAAATCTGTAGAAATTCCATCTCCACGAACGGCATTTTTCCAAGTCACACCACCATCATTACTAACAAAAATACCGCCTGCAATTATTTTAGTTTTATCAGCACTATTAAACTTATTAGTTACTGTAATACCAGTATCATCCCATACAACATTCTAGTTAGAACTATTTAAAACTAAATCTGCATTATAATCAAAAGTATCTTGTAATATAGCAAAACTTAAAGTTTTATCTGGATTTATTGCTCCTGCCGCGCGCGCGAATGTACCTTCGGCATATTGTAAACTTTGAGTTGTAGCAGTGATTCGCTAAAATAAATCATCAAAACGACTTTTATAATTTTGCACGGTAATAATATCTTTTTCTGGAGTATCAAAAAAAGAACTAATTTTACTTACTAAAATACGCTCTTTATATGGGGTAATATTATCACTATTATAGCCAAAAAATTCTTTATCCTACATATAACAAATATCGCCTAATTTAAATATTTTTGAACTATAATCGTCTAAAGAGCTTAAACGTAATACACTAATTGTATATGAAAGTTGAGGACGGCTAGAAGTATAAGCTACATTTATAGCATCCAAATAATATTTATCATCATCTACATAACTCTCATCCTACCAAGTTCCTTCCATCAAATAATTACAATATTTATTGTTAAATTGAATGTGCTTAGTTGTAATATCTTCAATTAACGTTTTTTGCCTATTCTCTTTATTAGTAATATAATTTGAAAGAGTTGTAATAGAATTTTTAATCTAATTGAGTGAATTTTGATATAAATCTATCTATATCTTATTCTCAGCCCAAGCATTAAGAAGACTCTATACTTTTTCATTTTGAGTATGCTCACGAGCATAAACTTGTGCACCAGTCCAAGTAGTTACACCAGCTAAATTCATCAAATCAGATTCTAAATTTTCTTTTTGCTATTGAGCGGCCAAAAGATACTAAGAATAAACTTCCTATTCAGCTTTCTATTTTATTAATTCAGTTCTTTTAGTAGTTAATAAATCAGTAATTTCATCATATTCTGTATTATACTTCCTTAAATAATAATAATATCCAATATTATTTGTACCAGTACCATATAAATCTTTATTTAAAGTCTATTTATCTAAAATATTTTGCTATATATAATAGTCTAAATTTAAAATAAAATTTTCACGACTAAAATTCTATTTACTGCGCGCGATTGAACAAAAACCATTCTAAGCATATTCATTTGCATTATTCTAAACTATAATTTTAGTAGTAATTTTATCAGAATCAATTGTACGACTAATAGATTTTAAATCAATACCATATTCAAAAGATATGCCAGTGTCTTCTCCAATCTCTTTTTTAAAATAAACAAATTTCTATGGAATCCCTTTATTATCAAACTTAATAGAACCATCATCATTATGTTCTATTCTAAATCTTACCCAAGCCTAAAACGTTTCAGCTAAAGACTATAAAATATTGAAACGATTAGATTCTTTTGCTTCAATAGTAGCTATTTTTTCATAATTATTATATACTGGTGGGTAAGTTGTAATTTGCTCTGTATCAAAAACTCCAAGATAAGTTAATTGAGTTGGATCTGTAATATTTGAATGGTTTTTATTATAATATTTATATACTGGGCGTGCAACTGATTGAAGAGAGATTTCCCCAGGGTTCATTCGCTTATAATCTGTACTATTATAAGAAGTAATACCTTCCATATATTTAAAGAACTATATATCTTCAATCCAATAAGTACCATTACAATAAATAAATAAACCATAATCATTCATTTCTTGAGCCGAAATAGACTAATTAGCTGTTAAAATTACTTCAACCCACTTATCATTATCGGTCATAGAACCTACAACAAAAACACCTTCATTTTTATTAATTACTTTATAAGTATTTTTATCATATTTAAATAGCTAACAAAAAATTTTTTTACCATCTTCAGCTTTTACATATGAACCTGGATTATTATTATTATCGGTTTTAGCTTTAAAGCGGCTAACATATTTCTCCCCTTTTGTAATCCCACCGATTTTACCATCTTTAATTTCAAGCGCAGTTGGAGTAAAATAAGAAATATTTGACTATAAACCAGTATTATATATATAACCTGTATTTGTGTCAGCCCACCAACCATTTATTTTTAAATAAGAAGTGGCAGTATAAGTGCTAATAGTTGTAGTACTTGTAAATTCCGGATATATTTTCCAAGTTATAACTCCATCTCCACCAATCCACCCTTCCATACTAGTAAAATCTTTAGGATTAGCAATTAAATTAATTACTGCTAATGGGTCAGAATATTCAGTAGTAGCAATTTCATAAATTTCTTTACCATCTTTTTTACAAAGCAATACATATCTACCAAGTAAATCGTCATATTCACTTTTTTGTGACTAAATCATACGGCGTGCGCGATAATTCTAAGACACCCCTTGGGAAAAATCAAGTTGAAAAACTCTATTATTAATATTATTAATATTATTAATATAACCTTCTAAGTAGTTTCCATTTTTCTTAAGAATAAAATCTGCTTTATAACAATTTCCTGTAGTGACTAAAATATCATTAACATCTGTTATATAGCTATCAGAATACCAAAACTAAATTGTAGCAGACTAACTACCACTCAAATCAAAATAACTAGCTACAGAATCATAAAAAATTAATATTTTTTGACCACTATTAATGTTCTAAGTTGCTGTAGTATCATAAGCCTAACGAGTTGCGGTAAAGCCACGAGATACAACAACTTCATAAACCGTCCCTTCGCAATACTATTCAATATAATCAGACTACTAACTATCATACTACCATGTAGAACCTTTTAATACTGCTGTTGCTAATTCTTCAATAGTTCCAATATTATTTTCTAACTCTGTAGAAAATTCTAAAGAATAGCCACTTTTACTTAATTCATTAATAAATAAATCAGTACAAGTATAAGTGATGATTTTTCCACTAGAATCTTCCTAACATTTTTTAATAACTAAATCATACCATTCATTTTTCCAAAATACTTTTATTTTTCTCTCATTAATTAAATACTATATAAAAGGGTTTTTAATTTTTTCTCCTGTTATACCATCAGTATAATAAATATACATTTTAAAGGTAAAAGTATGCGTACCATTAATATCTTCCACTAAATTAGGTTCGTGAGCGCGCGACTATGACGTCATTGTGTCAGAACCAATTACACATATTTTCCGTTCATTAAAATAGGTAGAATTAGAGGCAGAATAATCTTCCCATAAACTAATTTCGTATTTATCCATATTTTGCCTCCTTAATAATAAAGTGGAGTATACTCTAATTTATAAAAACTTTTATTAGAAGAAAATTGGGTACGCCCAACAGGTGCATTGAAAAAATCTCCACTCTATATAAACTTATTATATAAATTACCAGTTTTCTAAAAACTTGAATTTAAACCTTCAATTAGATGAGTTCTAAAATCAAGCATAATATAACTATCATTACCCTATTTTGTAAAACCTCTAAATTTTAATTCGTTTAATTGATTATTATTCATATCTTTTAATTGAATTGTGGTTAAACCTGTAGCATTACTTATAGTATAAAAAATCTTTATAAAAGCCCCTAAATCTCCAGTATTATTAATAACGGCTGTCGTTGCATTTAAAAAATTAGGTGAAAAAGTAGCTAATGCATAAGGATAATAAGCAATTAAATTTACAGTTCCTTCTCCTTTATATAACCTCATTTCTAAATGATCAAAACATATATAACGAAATGTAGGTGGCGCCGCGCATTTCACCATATATTTTTTATATGGTGTTTCATCAAAAATTAAAGGCTATATACCTTTAAAACCAAAAATCTATCTAAGTTTACGTAAATCCTCATCACGCAAATCATCATAAGCAAAATTTAAAGTAAAAGGCTTCTAATTATAAAATGTATCCCAATAATAAAGACCATCCCCACCTGGTACCTCAACAGTAGTATCCTTAAAATTAGGTAATAAAATATCATCATATCTATCACCAGAACTAACCCTAGTAATATTTAATTGTTCTGAATGAACATCCCCTAATGTAAATCCTAAGAAATCTCCTGAAAAAACACTCATTAAAATTCCCCCTTTTATAGAGGGGACTTCGTCCCCTCTATCTCCGTATTTAAGTAGTTTTTAACGTATAAAATTCAATGTATTTACATTACGATAAGAACTTGCATCATAAATTATATCCTTTACACGTTCTGCAATTTTATCTACGTCATAATTACTACCTATTTCATCTACATGCATATTTATATCAAGATAAATATCTCCACCATAAGAGTTAGAAATTGTATTTGTATTGGTTCCCATAAAAGTTGGAAGAACCTCAGCCAAACGTAAAAATGCATCTGTCTAACGAGCATTTAATACATATTCGGGTGCACTAGGTGTACCATCTAAATGCGCAAGACCAGTATAAGTATTAAGTCCACCAGTAGCATATTTTTCTTCAACCTTTGTAGCTGTATAGGAATGAGCAGGAATAGAAGCCCATACACCAGCACTAATTGAATCAAGTCCTTCGCTAATTTGGATAAGGTGCGCGCCAACTTCATTAGTTTCAAGAATTAATTCATTAGCCCAATTATCTCGTTGCGCCTAAGACATAGCATCCCAATCTTCAGCATTACGTAAAACCTACTCAAGCTATGAATAACGAATAACGGTGCCATCTCCAGCAAAACCACCTTCCATTAGGGTAGCTACTTCATTCCATAAACTACCAGATTTCTATAAATAATCTAACTAAGCCTGCATTAACTCAATTTGCTTTTCACGCTATTCGGCAGCTTTATCATTTGCCTAAGCTAAACGGTCAATAGACTAATCAATTAATGTATCACTATATCCTTGACGAGCTTCATCTAACTATTCTTGAAGTTGATGAATTTCCTATGCATTCGCACCAGTTGTATCGCGTTGTAAATAGGCTAGGCGCGCCTCTAAATCAGATAATTCTTTTTCTGTATCAGTATTATCACGAATCTAACGAGCTAAATCAATCTCATTCTAAATAGAATTTAAAATTGCATTATTAGAATCATTAATTGTATCATTTAAAGTAGAAAGATTGTCAATTGTAGCCTAATATTGTGCAACTAAAGCATTTAATACGCGGTCTTGGAAATCTAAATATTTCTATAAGTAACGGTCTTGAAGTTCTTGAATCTATTCTTTTATAGACCACATAGCAGATTCAGCGTCATCAATTTGCCCTTGAATAGCCTCGGCGCGACTTATAAGTTCAGTTACTTCATCATAAGTATCTTTATCTCGAATCGCTTCAATTGCATCCCAATTAATTTCAAGAGTCTAATCACTACTATTCCACCAAGCATACTAAGCATATTGTGGAAACATAGTAAAAAGTTCACGCATCTACTAAAGTCTTTTTAACTAAGCCACCTATTCATTATCTAGCTGAGTAGCTAAATTATTTAATTCTGAACGCGTTGTATTATAAAGGTCACGACCTGTTGCATTAATATCTTTTAGATAAATATTGTGTTGAGTTTGAAGGAAATTTTGCTAACGTTCAAGCTCAGCTATATCTTCCATAAGATTATATAACCAATCTAAATCATTATACCAAGTAGACTATTTTTCATATTCTGCCTCAGGATTTTCTGGAGAACCAGTAACCGTTGTCTTAACAGTTCCTCCATAACCACGAGCAACATGGCTACCACTAGCAAATGACCCAAACAAACCAGAATTACGTAAAATTCGCGCCGTTTCCTATGCATTAAATACTCTATCTCCAGCATTTAAATTTTGGAACTAAGGGCCATTCTAACCAGTAATATAACTATAACCCTATTTTTTATTCCAAATAATTTCTGGTCCTTCTTCTCCTGTTAAAGCAAATCCTGCATGTAAACGATGACTACCACTAGCATATGAAGGTACAATACCTCCTGTGGCTGCTCTATCAGTAACTTCCGTATGCATTACTTCATATCTCATACGGATAGTCTTTTCTATTACATTAGGTCTTGCAGCAAAACCATCTAAAAGTGAAGTAGTAGTCTATATTGCTGCATCAGCTTGACTAGTATTGGCAGTAAGAGTAGGAGCAACTTCAGTATTATCTATAACTTCCAAATCTTCCTTTACTGCTGCAGACTACTCATCATATTCAGTTGTATCAAGACCAACTTTAAGATCTGTTAATGCATCAGCTAATTTTTCACTAATTGCAGTAGCCAACGCCTCATCTGCAACTTCACTAGTTACTCTGGCTAAAGCATCTCCAGCTGTTTCGCCAGCTTGAACTTCAATATCAGTTAATTGACCTCGAATGGTTTGAACAAAATGATCTCCTTCTTTAATACAATCATTTAAAATCTAACTAAAATATTCTACCAATCCTGCACTTTGTAATTCTTGACGTAAATTATCAGCATTGATAATTTCATATTGACCAGTACTAGTATATTTGCCACCTAAAGTATGCTATGTTAAATATACTCGTTCATCAGCTTCTTTTCCTGCAATGGTATAATATCCACGTATTTTTGCACCTAAATCTTCTAAAATTTTTAAACGTTCCTAACCATCAACTATACCATCAGTATTAATATCCCATTCAATTCTACGTAAATCATCAGCATCTTTTGCAAGATTTTGAATAGCGGTCCAAATTTCTTGTTCTGAAACATTTAATACTGAAGATAATGTTTTAACTTGAGCCTCATCAAATATTTTAATTCCATGAATTTCATCTAGTTCTTCATACCAAGCTTCAATGGCTTTTGGCAAGTCTGCTTCTGAAAGAGCCTAGGCTAAATCTGCTGAATATTGTTTTAAATCTCCAATCATCATACGGATTTGTTGTTCCGTATAATTGGCTGTTCCTTTAGATCCTTCTGTTAAAATTTGAACTATTTCTTCTGTAGTATGACCTAAAGTGTCAATAAAAATTTCACCGTTTTCTTCCCATAACCTGACACCATCGCCATAAATTTTAGCACCCTCTTCTGAACTTCCAGCAATTTCAGTCCAGGCAGAGTACATATTTTCTTTATTTGCTTCAAGCCATGCAAGATTTCGATTTAACCAATTGATATATCCTTCACCATATTTTTCTCCTTCTTTAGGATCACCAAAAATATAGCGCATATAGTTACCCATAGCATTATTGCCATAAGCACCTTTTTCTAATTTTTCTTTAGAAAAATCATAAACTTTATTAATAAAACCAGTAATATCATCTTCATCAAAGCCAGGGTCAAAACTATTAAGGTCATCAATTAAATCACTAACCATACCATCAAGGTCATCAAGACTATTAACTGCTGCTAAAATAGCATCATTAATATCCATAAAGGTAAATTTACCATCATCTAACCCTTTTAGTATATTAGCTAATCCTTTGGCTGTGACAACATTATTTTTTAATAAAGTGTTTAAATCTTTATTAGATTTAGCTAACTCTTTTATATTAGAAGAAGTAATTTCTCCATTTTTCTCTTTAAAGTCATCTAAAGACTCACTTAAATTTTCAAAGGACTCACTAGTTAAAAAATATTGAATTTGCGCGCTATCAGAAAATTCTGCAACAGCATTTCCACTATTTAAAATATCTTCAGCTAATTGACGAATTCGTTCATCAGTTGATTCTAAAGCATTATTTAATTCATTTGATGCTTGAATTGGATTTGATAAATCAAGATTATTAAACCAACTCTAAAAAGCAGAATCCTACCAATCCTCTTCTGCCATAGCATCTATAATAGAATTAACAATTTTATCTCCAAAACTAAAATCTTCAACTTGAGTTAAAAGTTTATTAATATATTCCTAATCAGCAGTATCTTTTAATAACTCAAACTTAATAATCTATTCATCAGAATAGGCCCCAGCAGTAAGCATTCGTTTTGCTGTAGCATTTACAGCTTCTTGCTAAGCCTATTTTTGAAGTTTTAACTAAGTTTTCATGTGCTCACGTAGAGCACCTTCATCTAAACCAATTGCTTTTTCTAATTCACTAAAACCATCTACTAAATTTTCCAAACCTAAATATTCTGCTAATTCAGTATCATTTTCAATATCTAAGGTTAATAATGATTCAGTAGTTTTTTCTCCAGCTTTCTAATATGCATCAGCAATTGTTTTATATAACTCAGCCTAATCACTTGCTAATAATTCTGCTACAGTATTTTCAGATTTTCCTACTTCTTCTTCTGTTACCTAGGCTTCTGCTACAAGTTTGGCTAATTCTCCCCTTTTTAAATCCCCAGCATCAGTACCATATAATTCTTTATACTATCTCTATAACTCTTCTTTAGTAGCATAACCATTCCACCAATTTTGGAAACGCTTCTTATTAACGTTTTCTAAAAATTCATCTTCACCCTATTGTTCAGAAAAAGTCTATGCGAAACCTTCAGCAAATAAGCTAGCTAAATTATCATCTATATTTAAATCTGAAGTTGTAAAATTACGAAGATATGCCATCTATGCATAACTTTGTTCTTCTGCTCTTGCAGCTTCAGCTTTTAAAGAAATTGCACTATATTTAGCAATTTCTTCTTTAGTTAAATCTTGAACAATTGTTTGAATCTCTCCATTTGCTGTTTGATATTCAGTAGTTTTTGTACCTTTTTCTAAATCAATACCAGCACTTCGTAACTACTATTCATATATATCAGCCTATTTACCTGCTGCTACTGCTGTAGCCATATCTGCTCCAACCTATGCTTTTTCTGCACCTTCTTCGGCTTTCTTAATTCCTTCCTCTAATTTTTCAGTATCAAAAGTTAAAATAATTTCTCCATTCTAAATTTCAGTTTCCAAATACTAAGCATATGCTGAATTCTATTCTAATAAAGAAGTAATATAATCATTACGTTCTTTTATTGCTGCGCTTCTTTCTTCTATATTAGAGGCAGTTTGAACTGCTTCTGTATAACTTTCGTAAGACTCTGACATAGCCTTAATTTCTTCAGAAGCTTTCTTGGCATTTTTAGCATTTTTATTCATTATATCAGCAAATTGTTCAGCCTATTTCAATTGCCCAGCTAATGAAAAATGTAACCAAAGCTAATATGCTGCAATAACTGCTCCAACAGCAGCAGCCACAACACCTAAAGCAGTCGCAATCGCACCAAGAGAAGAAATCATTCCAGGAGCCATAGCAGCCGCACTTGTTGCCAATTCTTTTCCTGCGATTTTTGCCCCCATTTTGGCTAAACCGCCCATTAATCCTGTACCGGCTACTGTGCCTGTAGTTCCAGCTGTACCAGCCGCACCTGCTAAATGAGCACCACCCCGTGCTGCTGCACTAGTAGCTCCTGCACCAGCTTTAGTAGTTAAACCTATTTTCTCTAAAGCATTACCAACAACAGTACCGCCAGTTAAAAGTCCTAAACCTGCATCTAAAATACCACCAGTTTTAAATATACCTTTAGCAAGTTTAAGAGTACCTAATACAATACCTAATTCTACACCCCATTTTACTAAACCATTAGTACCTTCACCAATTGCACTAGTAAGGGAATTAAATCCATGTAATAATTTAGTTAACCAATCAACTGCTGTTTTAATAACAACGTTATTAGTTAAGCCCATTAAAAATTCGTTCCATTCATTTTTTAGACGAGCTAATTTAGACTATAATGAGTCTTGTGTTTTCTCAAACTAACGCGCACTTGCTCCATTAGCATTATATGCTTTTCCAACTAATTCCTAAGTACGTGCATAATCAGACATTAATGCAATAAAACGAGATTGCTAACGAGAACCAGCTGCCTAAGTTGCAATATAACGTTGCTATAAAGAAGTTAAAGAATCCCATTTTTCAGCGAGTTCAATAAAAATATCATCAAGGCCAACTTCGCCAAGAAAATACTTATTTAAATCAATTCCAGCAGAACGTAAAGCAGTACTTACTTTATTAACATCAATAACCTAACCTTCTTCGTCTTGACCACGAATAGTATTTTCATCAACTAATTTTTTAACTTCTGAAAAACGTGCAACAACTGTTTTTAATGCAGTACCAGCAGTTTCTGCACTTTCACGAGTAGTTTCAATGATTTGTGCTAAGAAAGCCGCAGTAGTTTCAAATTCCATATTTGCATTATTAGCAAGAGAAGCAACTTTAGTCATAGCAGTTGAAATTTCATCAACATTTGATGCAGTATTTGCAGCAAGTTCTGAATATACATCATCCACTCGCTATGCATTAGCTTCAGTTAATTCCATATTGAAACCACGAAGAGCGTTAGTCATACGGTCAGTAGCATCAGCAGCCTCTAGACCTGCAATACGCGCCATCTTTAATGTTTCAATAGACAATGCATTTACTTCATTTGTCTTTAAACCCTACTGATAATAAAGTGTAGCAGCTTGATATGCTTCTAATGTAGTAACTCCAAGTTCGCTCGCGCGCTTTGTATACTCAGGCAACTATGCCCACATATCAGAAACAGAGAAGTCAGTAACAACTGCTGTTTCAGTCATAGCTTTATCAAGTTCTTTAATTGTATTAAAAGCACTACGAATAGCACGCTTTACTAAATTAATTGTATTTTGAAGGCCAAAGAAATACTAAATACGCTATTTAATCGCGCCAATTTCACGCATCTAATTTTGAAGACGCTCGTCCTCAATACGTGTTGCTTCTATTTTTTGACGCAATTCATCACAATTAACTCCTTCAGCTTCTAAAACCTAAATAAAACCGTTAATTTCTTGAATTGCAGCAGAGCCATTAGCCTAAACAAAATCACTTAAAGCTTTTTTAGCTCCTTCAAAAGTATGGTCATAATTAGATAAATCTATACCATTTAATTTTTCTAAATCTTGAAAAAGATTATTTAAAGCAGTAGATTCAGCTACTGGTTGATTTTTTAAAGCGTCTGCTACTAATGCCTAATATTTTTCAAGTGCACGGCGCGCGTTCTCAATTTCTTTATCAGTTTTTTCTAAATCTGTGGTTGCTGTTTTTGCAGCAGCTTTTGCATTATCATATTCTTTAATTAATGTCTATAAATTTTTTGCTCTAGTCACTACACTCTTCTAACCAGAAGTCGCAGTTCCTGCTGCAACAACAGCCTCATATTTCTATGCTGAAGCCGCAGCTTTATCAGCCATTTCTCGGACTTTATCATAAGCAGCCGCAATATCATCAATTCTAGCTTTAGATTTTATTGCATTTTCAGCAGCACCAACATTTGCCGTTGCTGTATTTAAAGTCTATTCGATTGAAGCTTTCTTTTGTTCTCTAGCATTTAATTGTGCAGTCCATTCACGAACTTTTTTATTCTATTTATCTACTTCAGTCTATGCTGCTTTAACTTTATTAATATAAGTAGACATTGCAGTAGTAGCTTTATTAATATTTTCAGTTACTCCTGCTGGGAAAAGTTTCTCTAAATCTTTTCCAGAAGCTTTACCCAAATCTTTTGCCTATACTTTTAAACGTTCATATAAAGTAATAAGTTTTTCAACAGAAGTTTCAATTTTCTTAAAATCACCAGAACTTTTAATTCCTTTCCCATTTAGAGTTTCAAAATTACGAAGTTCTTCTGATAATTTATGAAAAGTATCTTCTAACCCTTTTGTAGCAGTAGATGGGATATTTAGTTTATTTAAAGCACTCTAAATATTATTAAGTGCTCCTTTCATCTACCCTATATTTAATTCAGCGTCAAAAGTTAAAGTATATCTCTAATTATGACTTGCCATTTTCCCACCTCATGTATAAAAAATCAGCATTAGCTAAAACTAATGCTGACTTAAAGTAAATGGAATTTACATATCACTATCTATATCATTATTTAAGAATTCAAATTCCATAACATAACTGTTATGTCGTAATTCTACTGGTACGCCTACAGCGGAAAATGTTCCAACCACTGGATTAGCCTGCGCGCCCATTCGTATAGATAAGCCAGACATTAATTTTAGTTTCGGGATTTTTATAATACCCGTAGTAATTAGTCCAGACGTATCGTCCTTTACTCTCGTTTTTCCCTCTAATTCCAAAAATCCACCAAGAAATTGTTGCCCAATTTTTGCAACACCTGCGCCACCAACATAATTATATCTATAAAATACAATTACATCTAAATAGGCTTCATTTATTTTTAAATACCGTCCAATTCTATTCCAAGAAAGCCGTTCACCGTCAGATTTTCTATAAATAAAAATTTGGTCTACTGCTTCCTCAGTAGTCATAATATTACCAACGGCATTACTTTCTAATTCTTCTATTTTAGTAATTAAAATTGGTTCTCCTTCTTCAATCTAAATAACATTAGCATTATTTAAAATACCAAACTATAAAGTTGAGAAAACTCCTTGTGAAAAAGTAAACTAAATTTCTTTAGTTGTCTCCCAAAATACGTGCCCCCGATTATCAAAACCTCCACGAGCAGCAATATAATTTTTTATTTCATCTAACTTACTAATCTAAATTTTATCAAATAAAGCAATAGTTTCGCCTTCTTGAAAAGTTTTCCCATTAGCTTTCATTTCATAAGTAGCTTTTAAGTGTACATCCTCTAAACTTTTAAATGAAACAAAACTTTCATCCATGCTCCTTTTCCTCCTAATAAAATAGCGGAGGGAATCCTCCCTCCGCCTTCAAATAATTTTTATTAGCCTGCGCTACCTTCAAGCTCATACTGTACAAGCTTCATCATATCACCAGACTCTGGACGAAGTACGGTAAGATTCATATTGAAAGTTGAAGGATCGCCTTCAGCTTCAAGAGTAATCGTATTTTCTGCACTCATCTTTGCCTTTGGAATAATGAACTGGAAGAACTGGTCCTTACCATCAACATCAGAACGAGCATAAGTGTCGCCAGTAACATAATAAGTACCAGGGAAGCTATCACCAGAAATTGTAATAGTATTAGTAGTTGCCTTTACAGCATAAGTAAATATCATCTTCTAGCCTGCATAAGTACTATATTGTGCAGATGCAGCAGCACCAAGCAAATCAGAAGAAGTAAAGTTACTATCAACTACAGTACCTGCCTCTGTTACTAACTGCGCATTGGCAAAAGCACTATTATCTGCAAGAGCAATGTTTGCGTCAGCAAGCTTTACCATACCTGCAGGAGCAGAAGCATTCGCACCAATATAAATCTTTTTACGAGCAGAACCCTGGTTAGCATCATATACGTCTGCAATAAAATACTCAGGGAATTTACCTGTATTATCAAGACGAACAACTGCAGTATGTTGAATATATTGAGTAGTTGCATGAGTTACAGTGCCATCACCAAGCATAATAGACATTGACTTTGGGCTAAAGAGAGCATCTTCAATATTAATAGTAATCTCCTTACCATAATCCCAAGTGATAAGTTTTGGGTTACCCTTACCACCACGGGCATCAACTTGCTCAGCAGTCTATTCAATAGTAGAAACTTTTAGGGTATCAAGATAAAGAACTGGCTTACCAGCAGTACCATCTGAATTAATTTCATAGAATGTTACGTCTGCAACCTCTTTAATACCATAACGGTCTAAAATACTAGCCATTTAGAAATGACCTCCTATTTTATAAATCTTCTATATTTCTAATCCAATTTTGCGGTTTTATTTTTTTACTATCTGCGCCAGCCAACAAAGCAGAAATATCCGTTTCATATTTAGTTTTTTCCTAATAATAACGAATTAAAACACTAATTGCTGCCTAGCTTAACTCTCCAATATTAAGTGGATTAAGGCCAAAATTCATACAACAAATTGTAGCTAAAGTAGTACCTAAATTTAAAGCATCTTTAGATTTTGCTTTTACTCTATCGCGAAGGCGCGCCTTCGCCTTAAAATATTTAATTTTTGGATTTTCATTTGGGTTATAGGGTTCAGCTTCTTTTTCACCTATAGACTAACGCAATAAATTCTAAAATTCAAAAAAATTAGATTCATCAATAATACGTAATTCATCTATAGATTTAATTGTTTGTAAAGTCTACTATAAATCTCCAATTATAATTTTCTTCTAATCACTTAACAATATTACTGGTTCATGTATAAAAAACTCAAATCCTTTTAATATAACTGCTTTAATTGCAGTATCAACTGCTGCCATAGCAAAAATATATTCTAAAGGAGTGGGTAATTCTTCCATTGATAAATTTTGTTCTACCCACTCATCTTCTAAATCTTCCTAAGTATTAAATAAAATTTTTCTATAAACAGGGTAATTTATATCTGCTAAAATTTCAGTAATTTTAGGTGGATATACTGTACATACTGACTAAAAAGCAACTGGCTAACCAATAAAAAAATTAGGATTAATCATAACTAGTTATATAGTAAACCATTTCATAACAACTCATTTCATCTGTTAAGAAATTAATTTGAAAATCTCCCCCAATCATTTTTCCTAATCCATCAATTGTTTTATTATTAAGAGATTTATGAATTTCACCCATAATTGCAAAAGGACGTAAATTAGAGTCTTTTATAATCCACTAAGTCATTGGAACAAAAACTTCAATATCAATCTCAAAGTCACGAAACTCATTATTTTCTTCATTAGAACGACCACGCACAACACGTAAGGCTAATAAACTTTGTGCTGTTTCTTTTGGTCCAACACGAGGAACAATTTTTATAAGTTTTTCAAAAACTTCATTTTTAATTTGCTACTCTGTTAAATTTTCTTCTGAATACGGGTCTTTATTTGTATAATATAATAATTTTAAAAGGGTCTAATTAGCCTATAAACGAGTAATAATTTTTTGAAGATTTGTGCCTAAATCTGCTAAATTACGAGTCGCCATTATTTACACCCCCATTAATCCAAAAGAAATCTTCTGGTTCTTCAGTGGAAGTTTGTTCTGGCGCAGCAGTCAAATCAAACTCATAAACAGGGTCAATAGTTACATATTCTACCCCTTCACTAGACTAAATATCATATCCAGTAACTCGGTAATATTCTTGAAAAGGTTTATCACCAATAACAAAATAACTATCTTTTTTCACAAATTCATTACGTGGCATTACAAAAAAACTTGATTTCAAATTTTCAGCATAGAGTGCATCCATACGAGAACGAGAACGAATCTCATCTTTTAGCATATTATCTTCTTGTCCATACATATATGCCCAAGAAGTCTAAACACTACCATCACGTGCCATCCACGTAAGAAAATGAGTCATCTTTAACATAATATAACGATTATAACCACTAGCTTTTATATTTTCTAAATAATATATCATCCAAGGCTATTTTTCATTATTTTTATCAACTAATTCTAATATAGTCCCATTTGGAATATCTAAATGGACATTAGTTAATAAATATTGAAGAGTTTTAGTATCATCTTGTTTATATTTTTCAAGACTGCCCGCATGTGGGCATCCACAATATTCAAAATCAACTCGATATAAAGTTTTTAATAAATAAAGGTCAAAATTATGCTCGCGTTCTCCCTAAATGCGAGACTAATAATCAGTTCCAAACCGATTTAATCTCTATTTATAAATATCAAAATATTCACTCATATCTTTGATAAAAGACTCATACAGTCAAATACTGTAGTCCTAAAATATTCATAACTTAAATAACGAAGTGAAGAAACTTTTGTATAAAGACGATAATAATTTATTGTTTTTCGTTCATCTGGATAAGAAATTAATTCAATAAGGATAGAATCAAGAAATTTCTCCCATTCTCTTCCTTTTTCATATTCACATAAAAGACCAAACAAACGATTTTTTAAATTATTATTATAGCCTTCTAAATATTCCATTATCCTTGCCGCGCCAACTATGTATAATCAAATGGTTTATGATTAATAGAACGATAATATTTCGCTTCAAGGCGCGCGGCATTCTTCTTTTCAGCCGCTAAAGTTTCATTAAATTTACTTAATAAATTAGCCTATGAAAAATCTCTTTCCTCATAAAGAGGTTTAATATTTTCCCAAGTTAAAATCGTTCTATTTAACCATTCACATTTCATGTAAGTGGCTAGAATCTAAATTTCATCGTTATTTAAATCACTTATAAACCCTTCATCAGTATAATCTAAGGAAACGCGTGGAAATTTAAACCATGTAAGTGCTCCCATAAGAAGAGCCTTCCAATCGGCTTGTAAATCTTCTTCATACCAATTGGCCCATTCATCATCTAACATTTTTGCTAGGAAAGCATCATATACGACCTAAAATTCAGTCATATTCAACCCTCCTTACTTTGTTTATTAAGTTCAATCCCCTTTAAAATTTGATAACCACTAATTGTTGAAAGATAGTTCGCTTTATCAATTGAGCCATCTTCCCCATGAGTAATAGCATATTGAGCTAAAAGTTCAATCTATTGTTTAGTAAGTTTTTTTGTTTCAACTTTAAATTGCGCGAATGGAATAATTTTCCATAAACGATTTAAAGCTTTTTCATCAAGTAAAATAATAGTAGGAGTGGTTGCGTCTTCAGGTTCAACTCCAATCTCTTTTTTTACTTCCATATCTTCAATATATAATAGCCCTTCTTTAACCATATTACTAAAAGCAGAATCAAACATCAATTCTTCGATTTGCTCTTTTGTAAAAGTAACAACTGAACCGCGCGCGGGCCAACGACGGGAAATGTGTAGGTCTACATTATCAATACCACAACGACCATTTACTGTACTAATAACTTTAATTTTATCTGACATAATATCTTCTCCTTTTACTCCTTGCGTTTTACGCATAATATAATTATAGGGAAGGGGAATAACCCCTCCCCTTTAAAACAAAATTAGAAACCGTAAATATCCTTAGCGGAAGTATCGGTTAAACTAGTATTCTCATACATTGCCCAGTTGTGATGGGTAAGAATTGCGCAGCCCATTTTCTTCCAAGCATAAACTTCCATAGAATTATCCTTATTCTCATGGTCACGAATTTGAGTTGCTCCTTCAAGAACAACCTTAACAACCTTTTCCTGGCCTGCAGGGAAAATATAAGCAAGACGAGGATTTGCATAGGTTTCAGTGTTAGTTTCATCAACAAAACTCTAAGGAATCTAAACAATAGGCGCGCCACGGAATACGTTAACAAAGCCATAATCATGAATAGCTTCAATATCCTTAGGACTATAAATACCCTGAGCAACATTAGTAGTACTATTCATAAGAACAGGAACGATTGCATCTGGTCCCATATCAGCCACAAATTCGGGGCAAGCATAAATAACAGGACTACCATATGCACGAACAGTAGTAAGAAGACGAACCATTTCGTCTGCACTCCAACTACCAGAATAAACATTAGTAGCAGGCATTACAGAAAGGGCAGCCATAAGAGCCTTTTGTACTTCAACATATACAGCATTCTCAAGGCCTTCAGTAACAATACCTACAACTTCAGCAAGGGATTCAGCACCATCAAGCATACGCTCGAAATCAATAGTAGCGCCTCCACCTACAGCATGTGCGCTTATTTCAAAAGTGTCAGCATCAAGACGGAAAGTCTCATAAACACCACTTAAACCAACTTGAGTGAGGAACTTCTTTGCACGAGCGCGGCCTTTCTTAACACGGAACATAGCCTTGTCGCCCTATGCTACTTGCTTAACCTCAGCAAAAGCGCCAACTGCATCAATAACATTCTTTGGAAGGATGTCATCAATAGATTCAATAATGATATCATAAATATCATAACGGTTCTTCATAAACTAATTATAAGAACCTGCAAGCTCCTTAAGACCATCAACAAAAGCGTCATTAACGTTTTCTACGGTAAATTCGGCAGGAGCAGTACCCTTAGCGGCATGAAGGGCAATATCTCTAAACTCTTTAAGTGTCATTATATTATACCCTCCTTAATCAAACACTAAGTACCTGGAACTGGAAAGCATCCTGTCCATCAGGCATAGTAGTTTTCTTAATAACTTGAATTACAGGACCAGCAACAGGTGCTGAAGAAGCAAGTACTGGGGCACCCTGTGTACCAACAGCAGCATAAACTGCGCCAGAAGCAAGAGCACTAGCAACAGCAGCAATACGACCGGCCTCAGTATTAGAAGCACCAGCATAGCTACCAAAATCAACGCAGTTAGAAGTCCAAAGATCACCAACAGCAAGATAACCTACACGAGGATAAAAATCATTAGTAGCATTAAGCTTGAAATTCTTTAAGCCAGGATTGCGTTCATCATACATATGTTCGCTACTATAATTTAGAGCGTAAAGCTAATTCGCAGCAGAAGCATCTGCAAAGCAAATTTCGTGGTTGGCCTTCTTAACACGAAGAATCATTCCATTCTCAGCAGGCGCACTTACGAAGTCAGTGGTACTAAGAGCACACTGAGCCTCAATGCGGCCATCACGACGGAAAGCTACGTTGTTAAGTTCAACTTGGCCATAACCATCAATAACCATTCTAGCCATATAAATAGCCTCCTAAATTACTTTTTATATTTAGATAAAATTGCGGAAATTCCTTCAAGAGGAGTGTTTTTTGGAGTATAACCAGAATTATCTCCAGTGTTAGTAAATACAGAAGTATTATTCTTTTTTAACTCATAAGCCAAATGCATATCAAGTTCTTCAACAGTATAATCTGCAATCTTTGAACGATAAGTATTAAGAATTTCTTCATCTAAAATTTCACTATATTCTTCAATAACAGCGTTCTTCTATTGTTCCTCAATATCAAGTTTATAAGCATTTAAAGAATTATTTTCTTCTGTTAGAGAAGCAATCTAATTATTAGCTTCAGTTAATTGTGCGCTATAATTTTCGTTCTCTGTATTTAAAGTTGCAATAGTTGTAGTTAACTCTTCAATTTTGGTGAAATATTCAGAATTTTTATCAAGATTTTCTTGAGCATTAACTAAAACTTCACTGACTAACTCATAAGTTCCGCCATTAAGAGCGCGCAGAGTATCAAGAGTCTGCTTTTCATTCTCTGTTACATCAACAACATAGCACTTAATAATTTCACCCAATTCAACCATATCATTTTCGTCGTTTTTAGTATAATAAACACGATTATAATCACCGGTTTCATAGTTAAATACAAGTGCATAGTCATCATATACGGCAAAAATACTATAAGTTACAGTCCAGTTGCCTTCTTCATTAAACTCTGTATTGAGTAAATTCCAAATCGCACGGAATTTCTCATCATCAGAAAGTTTAAAATTAATTACTGGCATTTTAGTACCTCCGTAATTTTTTATTGCATTAATTGCATATTCAATTGTACTTTGTAAAGTATAAAAAGAAGCACCTTCAAAACAAGGTTCAATTTTTTCACCTAAAACCTATAATCCAAGGAAACAACCTTCATCAAATACAATATAACGTTGGTTTTTTATCATGGCTTCATGATATTGAAGTGAAGGACGATATAATTCCATAGACTAACTTTTTCCAATAATTTCGTTTGCTTCTTTATAAAGAGCAGTAAAAATTAAAACATCAGAGCAAGCATAAGTACGAGTTACCCCGTCTTCATCTATATGTTGTTCCCATGAAATATTAGGATTTTCAGGTACAATACCATAAATGCGCCCTTGGTCTCGCTCTGTACCATGGTCAGTGTAATCATCATCATTTACACTATAAATACCCTTAACAGGCGCATAAGGTAAACTATTTAGAAGCTTTTCTGCAAATTCATCCGTAATATAAGTCCCATTTCGATTTTCATACTTATAAAAAATACGGCATCTTGCTTTACTTAAAACTTCATTATATTTTTCTAAGCTTCCATAAACAGCTACTGGAAACTCGTAAATAGATTTATCCATATGAGCCTCCATTACTAATTATTTAATGATTCTTCATTTTGAAGAGTTTTGGGAGATTTTTCTTCAAGAGGAAGAGAAGGTCTACCTACTTCTCCATTTGACTAAGTATATGAAGAATCTAATGGAATTAACTATTCTTTTAATTTTAAAACTTCATTTTCTAATGTCTTGACATTCATTAAGTCTTTTTGTGATAGGCCGGCCGCGATTGCAGGTAGAAGAAAACTATATCCACTTGAAGCCATTTTTAATGTATTAGTAATATAATCAAACATATTATACCAACTAACTGGTAATATTGTATATTTAAAATTCACATTAGAATTTGCAAATAAACTATTAATTATATAGCTAATAAATTTCCCATATTTATTTCCTAAAATCATCATTAATGCCATATCATTTGTAATAGAGGTTGGAAGTGCTTGACTACCAGTAGGTGCAAATAATTGCCCACTCACTCCACCTTTTGAATACACATTCTATAATGATTTTTCAAGAGTATTGGTAACTGCTTCAGACTAAGTTTTAGAGATAACAGCCTCTACATCTGCATAGGTTGTTAAAACACTAATATTTTTGTTTCCTTTCATCATTCCGACAGCACCATCATGCATTACTTGAGCTTCATCTGGCTCAAAAACAAGAGTACCATCAGCTAAATGAGGAATATGCTATACAAGAATTTTACGAATTTCTTCTAAATCACGCTCTTTATTAAGTTCAACTGCATCATCATAATCAATAGATGCAGGTATAATATCTAAAAAGAGTGGTCGGCAATCATCAAAAAAGGAAAAACAAAAACCCATATCGGCAGGAATCTTTACCCAATATTTGTGTACAGTCCCACGATGATAGCGATTATAATGGTCAGAAATTATTTTAGGATATACTTTGAGGGCTTGCTTGCGCGCCGTCTCATCTCCAATTGAATCAAAATACTATACATTGAATTCAATTATATCATTACCATAAAAATCTTTATATTTTGAACGACAATACTCAAAAGGTAAATCTAATAAAACAAAATTAGTTTTATTTACATCTTGTAGTACGCCATAATAGCAGCCATCTACTAATGCAGCAAGAGAAAAATTAGTAAGAAGAATTGACAAATTCATCTTATCAATATAATCTAAAGCATTATTATACTTTTTAATTACATAGGGGGTGGAGAGTTCAATGCCCGCATTTGGATTAGGGATTAAAATACCTACATAACGTAAAAGTGTAGCATAATAAATTAAAATTCTCTTGTATAACCCATCTTTATAAAAAAAAGAACGAGATAATTGCTACAATGCTTTTGGATTATTTGAAGTTAAAACACGTTCTACTTCTTCTTTACTATATTCTTTTGAAAATTGTTTACGTCTCCAAGCATTATCCCAATTACTCCAAGACTAACCATTCTTTACAATCATTGCATTTATGGATTTTTTGAATAATTCCATATCCATTTCTGCCATTAGGTTTTTCCTCCAGTAAAGAAAATTAATTTACGAATACCGCCCTATCTACGGCTAACTTTTTTATAGTTTTCCTCTTCAATTTCTTTAATGCGCCATAGCCCATAAGCAAAAGCAGAATATTTATCTTTTGGGAAACGCGCATTAATCTATTCAAGTACTATATCAAGTCCCGTTTTACGTAAACGTAAATTCGCCATTTCTTCAAATAATTTTGTGGTAAGTTCATGCGGCATTAAACGCTTAATGCGGTCTTCCGTGGACATTTTTTGACCTAGTTTTGTTGCAAGAAGCGCGGCGCGCGCATCTTGTTCGCTTATTAAAAAGCGAACCATACCACTATTAATACGAGAGTAGGCATTACTATGAATTTTTGAATTTAGAGGGCCATTAGCTTTTAGGGAATAAAGAATTTGTGGTGCTTCTTTTGGCTATATCTTTTTATAATCTTCATTATTAAAAAAGCCATATGGTACTAATTCTTTTCCAAATTCATCAAGTTGAGACCGAATCATTTCATCTGCAAGACCAATACCAAGTCCGTTTGTATCTATTACGACTTCGCGCGGTGTATAAATTTCAATTAAACGTTTTAAATCAATTGCCTGCTAAGTGAAAGTTTTCGATTCTGCTTGACGTCCAAGGACAAATAAATTCACTACAGTTCCATAATATTTATTATCACGAATATTAACTCGCCATATAAAAGCGACTGTTTGGTCATGAAGTCTGCCTACGTCTACTGAAATTAAGTAAAAAACATTTGGATCTTCTCTAAATTTTGGATACCATTCAGGATTTTTTATTTTTCTATATTTAGTAAGACGTTCAAAATCAAACCAAGATTCATCACTGCCTCCAAGCCACTAACCTAAAAATTCTGCTGCAAAAGTAGCTTCATTATAAGATGGTGACATTTTTAAATTACGAACATAAGTTGGGTCAATTAAATTATGTTGCGCTGGTACACGATAATCTAATCCAATACAAAAAGCAGTTTTAGGATCAATTATAGCCTATTCAAAGGTATCAATTAAAGCTTCATAAGCATAAGAAGATTTAGTACCAGCAGAAGTTGCATATATAACCTATGTATTTATTTTTTCATATGGATTTATTAAACCATTATGCATACGTCTAGACACATTCATCTATGGTAAAATAATTTCATTAATTGCATCTCCATCTTGATCACGTGCTTCATCAATTAAAGTTGCGTGGGTTCGAATACCACGATCTGAATCTAATGCACCTACGATAGAAAGACGACTTCCATTTTTAAAGAAAATATCAACATAGTCTTTACCAAAATTAGCCTTATCAATTTCTTTTTCAAGAAGAGGCCAAATGCGCCAAATCTCTTCAATTTTCTATCTACTAATTTTCGCGGCTTGCTATTTATTTGGTGCTACAATTGAGCCAACATGATTTGGTAAAAACATACACTACAAATATTTTGCCAGAATAGAAAGAAAAGTTTTTGAAGTTGCGCGAGCCGCGGTAATATATATTTTTGTATATCTCATGCACGCGCGCAAGAATAAACGTTGATAAGGAAACAAAGTAAAATTTGAATCAAGAGGAGTAATCAAATCAAGAAAAACATCAGGATAAGCAGTAAAAATCTATATATATTGCTAAATAAGCTCTTCATTCTTTTCTAAAAAATAAGGAGTAATTACAACTCCTTTTTCTAATTCAATGTCATCATGATAAAGACGGTCTTTAGTATTAAATTGGACTATATTAGGGTCCATTAACTAAATTACTGCCATTAGAAATTTCCCTCCGGGTTAAATTCTTCTTCTTCATCTAAAATATAGGCCGCATTATCATATTCATCTTCATTAAAGTCGGGTTGAATGTTATAGAAATTTTCCTCTAGGTTGTTTGCCGATTCGAGCGCGCGCAACCTCTACGTAATTTCTTCTCCGATTCCACCTTCATTTATATATAATCTCTAATTATAATTTTCTATGTTCTTAAGCGTCTCATCCAATACATCTCTCGTAACATTATCATAAAACTTATTAACAAAGCCTCGTTTCTCCAGCCAATATGCTACTTCTGCAAAAGAATCAAAATCAGTTGCATTTTTAGTATTTTTAGGTGTAAATTCTGCGCTTTTAATAATTTTATCATAAGACGACATAAACTTATCAACTTCTTTATCTCCTGCTCTAATTCTATTATCAATTTCAAGAGATAACTTACAAAGTTTCTAAGCCTAATCTATTTGAAGCGCGCCATTAATATTTTGAGTATTGAGAAGTCCCTTATAAAGATCTTCAAGATGATTTAATTCTTCATCATCATAATTTTCTCCCCATTTTCTTCTTAAATCTCTATATCTCTATTCCCTAATTTCGGGGAGTTCTTCTTCTAAAAGTCCAACTTCTCTCAATCTCTTATATTGTTTATAATAATCACCCCATCCCAAACTTTCATACTCCTATCCACTAAAAACGCGCGCGTATGTTGCCCAAGTTTCAGTAGGTAATGTAATCTACTAAATTCTCTCCCATTCCTTCACAATAAAAGGGATGCCAGCCCACATACATAACTAATCAATAAACTTCCAGTCTCCCCCATTTTTTTCAATTTCTTCTGTAATGCATCCATTACAATATGGTAAATATCCATCTATATAAAAATAGTTATGAGTCTATGAAAATTGTGAAAGTGGTAAAATTTTACCACAACAATTACATGGTTTGGTTTGACCGTGCGCAGGATGCGGAATTTTTGGAATTATCGGCATAATTAGGGAACCTCCTTATGTGCGGCTGCGCGCACTAACTCAAGGAGTTCACGACGACGTGTACGAGAACTTAATTCATAATTTTGAAGGAGGTCGTTGAGGACAGTTGTGAAGTCGCGCGCGACATAATGGGTTGGATCTTCTTCCGATAATTCAACAAGAGGAACTTTAAGAATGCGCGCGACGCCTATAAATTCAGTTACTTCCAATTTCGAAATCTATTGTATAAATTTTTCTGTCTATTTCATTTATGTGACCTCCTTTTTTTTGCTTCGTTTAATTTTTTCACACTACTTACATCGTGGAGAAAAACCATCACTAGATTTTTTCTACCTCACAAAATTATTCGTATTCATAAGTAAAACTTGCCCGCAATCTTTACATTTTTTAAAGTTTTCAGGATAGAAGATGTTTTCGAGAACTTCACGATGAAGAGAGGCCGCGGCCGCGACCTACATAATAATTTTCTAATGAAAAATTGTGGAAATATAATTTTCATTATAAGTTTTATTATATGTTGAATTCAACCTTTTACTAATTTCAAGGTTAGGAGTGTTTGTAAGTTTGAGTGTAAGAAGATCTTTTTGAAGAGGAGTAAGGTTTGCGCGCGCTTCATAATAGAAAAGTGTTTCTAATAAATATGAAGCTGTCCCATAGATGTTGTGTGGGTCAATAACACGTGCATCTTCTAAATCAGCGCATGCTTTATAAAGGCTTAAAACGTGAGTTGGATTAGTAAAATCTAAAAAAAATGTTGAGGTTTTCTCCCAAAGAAGTTTTGAAAGAGTGATGAGATCTTCTGGTGTAAAGTCTTGCGGCGCGCACATCCTATCAGTTGGAAAAAGTTTTTGGCTAAGTTTTGAGGATGTTTTAAGGCCTGCAGGATAAACCGTAATATCTTCGCCTATAAAAAGATTTTCAGAGTTAAAAGTTGTAACCTAACTTCCAAAATGAGGAAGAATTGGGGTTTTATAGGAGTCTTGATAAATATATTGTTGGGTTCTAAGTTCTATAAGCTAATGTCTTAATTTTAAATACTTAAATTGGGAAAGACGAAGAGCCTTTTCGTTGATGGCGCAGCGTTCTTCTTCAGTGAAGAGATTTTCAAGTTGAGAACGAGGAGGAAGTTTTCTTTTCCCAACCCAAAGTTCATAATAATTTAGTTGAAGTTCTAACTCGTCAATTTGACGCCAGAGGTCTATAAGTGTTTCTTGCAAATAAGGAGGAGAATTTTCAAGTGCGGCCTTGCGGTCGAAAGTTGCACGAGATAAACGCGTAGGAGGGTCAGATAATAAACGCACACTAGATTCCTAGAAACCAGGAGTTTCAATTAGACCTTCAAGGCTTTCAACAGGTGCGCTTGTCCATTTTTTCAACTCAATTTCTTTATTTTGTTGGGCGTTTTTTCCTTTTGAGTTTTTACCCCATAAAATATAGTTGGAAATGGTTTCAAGTTCTGCTTCGGTTGGAATAAATTTAATTGAGTCGAGATAAGATGTGACGAATTGAGTGCGGTCTTCTGCACTTTCTAATTCGAAATTTAATTTGAGTCTATTTTTTGGCATAATATGATTTTCCTCCCTATAGTATAATTATAACACGTTGGGGCGGAAAAGTCAAATTTTAAAGTAGTTTTGGAGAATTTTGGTTCTGTAGAATTTGGTTCTGTAGAATTTTGATTCTGGAGAATTTGTTACCACGAGCCGCGGGTTGGAAAATTCCAATTGGTCAAAATCCCAAAAGCACGCCCCACAGGGGTATTGTTTTTGTGCATTTTGCATAGATCAGACCCTCCGGTATATGTAACCTTTTGTTACCTTTACTCCCGATTTTGTAACTGTTTTATAACTGTTTTGTAATCGTTTTGTAACTACTTCTATATAGACGTGTGTTATATTTACATTGTCCAAAGCAAGTGAACCTTGACAAGTAAATAAGGAAAAAGAGAAAGCACTTTATCAAGTTAAAGCATTAAAGAAAGGAAGTTTTAACATGAATCTTGGCAATTATTCTCAGTTTCTCAGTGCTGAACAGCTTTCCGCTACTGATGCCATTAACGGCTACTTGCTTGAGTTGGCTGTTAAAGACTACTGTGGTAAAAAGCTTGTTATCAGCAAGGCGGGCAAAGTTGATTTGTCCGTCAAGATTGACGGCAGACTTCGCCGTCTGGAAGTGAAGCAGAATGGCGGAGATTTCCGTTACCAGTGCAAGGGGTCGTCTTTCATCGCTTATGCTGTTTATATTGACAGCAACAAGCCCCTGTCCGGTCAGTTCGGTTATGTTATGCCGATGGAAGTTTTCCGTCAGTGCGGATACGCTCTGAATCATATCCGTAAGGAAAAGACGGACAGCAAGGGCAATGCGAAAATGTCCTTGCAGACGCTGTACAACTACAGCAAGGACGATTTCCACGGCGCGAAAGCTTTTAAGCTGTCGGCGATGTGGGAAGAGATGGGCGCGATTCCGTTCAAAGAGTTCTTTCAGTAAAACCGAAAGGGCAGGGCGCAAGCCCTGCCCTTAAAAAAAGAAAGGGGTATAGATATGTATAGATTCTCTCTCTCTGTCCGCGCCTACCATACTGGCTGCCGCTATGGGCTGCCCCACTGGAAAGATTGGAATGCTCTATCTGCTAATGAGATGCAAACCGCTTGCATCAAAGCTGCTGAAAGTGTCCTTGCTAATCGCCGCAGCAAGAAAACCGCTATCGAACTTTTCCGGGCTGGCGGTCTGGGCGTGTACAATATCGCCCTGATTATGTGCGGTGAGGGCGTTACCGTCGAGCAGGTTCGCATGGTGTGCGACCGGATTGACTCCAAGCTTCACGACAGTCTGAACTAAGCGGAGAGAGATCTCCGCTCTTTTTTTACTTTCATGCTTTAACACGATGAAGTGCTAAAGTAGTATGATTTAGACGTGTTACCATCAAACTTAGACGTGTTACGTCTAAGATAGGGTCTTGACTCTAATGGCAGGTGTGGTATAATGGTACCATCAAAGAGGGCGTGAGCGAACGATAGGGTCGCCGCCTACAGGGGGTTATTATGTCTACTTCTATCACTATCGATGTCACCCGTGGGGTGGATGTGTTCCGTGGCTCTAAGCTGGTGGAGCATTTCGAGGGCGCGGACGCCTATGAGCGCGCCAAGGCTAAGGCCGCTGAGCGGCTTAGCTACTATGTGCGCTACTGGGGGGTCAAGCCCGAGGAGAAGGAGGAGGAGTAATCCTCCCCTTCTTTTTTTTAGACGTGTTACGTCTAAACCAAAAGTTGACATATTTCAAAGAAAGTAGTATATTAGACTTACAGAAAGAAAAAACCACTTTAAGAAAGGAAAGAATTTTATGAAAACTTTATGCTACTACATTGATGAAGATATTGCAACTGTTTTTGAATCCGAAAAAGTTATGGAAAAACTTTTAGAAATTCCTGGCGTTGCTATGCCCACCTATGATGTAGTAAGCTTTGAATTCCATATTGATTGTACAATTGAAGCTGCGGCTCGTGTCGAAGCTCTTCTTGCAAAATTTGTATAAAAAATTGAAGCTGCGCGCCGTAAAGGCGCGACTTAGACGTGTTACGTCTAAAAAGTTTCTTGACAATTTTCAAAAAAAGTGGTAATATAATATCGTAAAGGGGAAGTCAAGATTGACAAAGTACCGAAAGGGAAATAAGAAAATTAGGTAAAAGTAGGAACGGATAAGAAACGTGCGACATAGAGCCACAAGATAAACTTAAAGCCACCTACTACTTCCCCAAAATTAAAAGGAGCTAAATAAATGAATTTAGGAGTTATACTTTTTTTCCTATTTTTGGGGCTGCTTCCTTTTACAATCGTATATGTAAAGCTATGCTGGTTAAGCGATATGCGATTTGATTGGGAAAAAAATTCCTATATAGGGGAATGGAAATTAGGAAAAATGCCATTATATCAATTTTTGATTATCAAAATGATTATGGCAAAACGTAAAAATAATTTTCAAGATAAACAAGACTTTTGTTATATAAAATTAACAAATCCTTTATCTTGGAAAATTAATGGAAAAAGAAAATTTCTACCTTAATCCGGAAAAAGTTTTTCCGGATTTTTTATTTAGACGTGTTACGTCTAAACTATATAATTGACAAAAAAAAAGAAAAAGAGTATAATATAATTAGAATTTAAAGAAAGGAAGATAAAAATGAATATTAAAACTTCGCAAGTTTCGCGGCATATCATGATAGATAGAAATGAAAGATTTGCACTGTTGAGCGCAATGTGCGGTTTAGGCAATGAAGTATTGCGGGAACGATATAGTGAAAAAAAAGGAAGCTGGCTTTGTTTTATGGATAGTGGTATAGTTTTAGTTTGGAGCGCAAACAAAAAAAAGCTTGTGACTGGATTTATTCCTCGAAAAGAACAAGTAGCTTGGATTTATAGACATCAACCCAACAAAACAATCCTAAAATTAATTGAGCAAGCTCAAAAAAAATATGAAAAAGGGATGGCAAAAATATGAAAATGGGGATAATTTTTAGTGTACTTTTGATATGGGTACTTGTCCGATTTGGGAAATGTATTCAAGAAAAGAATTGGTGTTATCCATCTTTTTTAGTTATTATTTTTATAATTTTGCAGTCAATTTATATTCCAGCGATTGCATTTCTTATAATTTATCTCCATTGGTTTATTTAAGAGAAGGATTTTCTCCTCTTTTTAATTTAGACGTATTACGTCTAAAAAATAATTTGACTTTTTAAAAAAAATATGATATATTACAATTACAAAATAAAGAAAAGAAAGGAATTTTCCAAAAATGAAACATTATCTTTTTACAGAAGAAATGTCCGGTGAACAGTTCATTGTGGGGGCAAATGATGAATTTGTTGCTCTTCTTGAAGCGCAAATTATTGCCGAAGAAATCGCCGCCGAATGGAATGAAGGCGAATATGTTCTGACAAGTAACGGTGAAATTTCTGATGAAGAAGCCGAAATGTCCGGACTTGATGAATACTAAAAGTTTTGGAGAAAATTACAAGTAGTAATTTTCTCCAAAAAATAAAGTTAGACGTGTTACGTCTAAAAAAGAATTTGACAAAAAAAATAAAAGTAGTATAATATAATTACAATATATGAGAGGAGTTTTCCGGTTATGGTCAATTTTATCTTTGACATGGATGGTACAATCGCCGATTTGTATCATGTTGAAAGTTGGTTGGAGAAACTGCGCGCCAGTGACCCTACGCCTTATGTTGATGCTTCCCCCATGTGGGATATGGAGAAGCTGACCGCTACACTAAAGCTATTGCGCGCCCTCGGTCATAGAGTGACGATTGTTTCTTGGCTCTCTCGTGAATCTAACCTTGAATATAATCGAGCTACTCGAAAAGCCAAGCGTGACTGGCTGAAAACTTATGATTTTCCTTTTGATGAAATTCATTTGGTAAAGTATGGCACGCCAAAAAGTAAATACATGGTATCGGATGCAATCAACATCTTTTTTGATGATTCAGAAGATGTCGCTAAAGAAATTTCAAAGCGGGCGGGTGCGATTCGTATCAATCCAGAAAAAATTAATATAGTCAATTTTCTGGCAGAATTTTTGGGAGATTAAAAAAATCTCCCAAAAGTTTAAATTTAGACGTACAACGTCTAAAAAATAATTTGATTTTTTCTAAAAAATATGATACAGTAATATCATCAAAGAAAGGAAAAATTTAAAAATGAAAATAATTATTGAAAAACTCCCCTCTAAAAATACCGGAGTTATCAGAATTGGGAAAAATTTTTATCAAGTCATAGCACGTTTTAATCTAATTCATATACTATGGAAAGTGAGGATATAAAATGAGTTTGCGGTCTATTACCCCTTGTGATGAAGTAGGTTGGGATGGTCATTACCATTGTCCTTATTGTGATGATGGAGACTATGTGAATTGTGAATGGTACTGTGGTGCTGATGAACCAGAAGACTATCCAAGTGATTGGGAAGAGGAAGATTATTCTTAATCTTCCCTTTTTAAGTTTAGACGTGTTACGTCTAAAATCAATTGTTGACAAAAAAAAGAATCTATGCTATATTATAATCACAAAGGGGACAGAAAGAACCCCAAAATTAAAAAGGACAGCCGACAGTCCGTAAAACGGAGAAAGGTAAAAACCATGACCAAGCGTGAATTTCTGAGTGCCGTAGCCAGTGCCGCCATCTCTGAGGAGATGACCGAGTATGCAAACACCGAGCTTGCGAAGATGGATGCTGTTAACGCCAAGCGGCGTGAGAGCGACAAGCCCACCAAGGCGCAGCTTGAGGCTGCTGCTGCCCGTGACCGTGTGATTGCTTGCATTATGCAGGCTGAGGATGCGGTTGATGCCGAGGCTCTTGCTGAGGTTGCTAATGTGACCAAGGGTCAGGTGCCGTCTGCTCTGCGTGCCCTCGTGACGGCGGGCAAGGTGGAGAAGTCCACTATTAAGGTGGATTCCAAGCACCGCAAGACGATTTACCGTTACATTGGGGAGTGACCCCATTCCGGCAGAGGGGAAATAAAAGTTTCCCCTCATTTTTTAAAAAAATAAAATTAGACGTGTTACGTCTAAAAACACTACTTTACAAAATTACGAAAATATGGTAGTATATAAATATAAAAAGAAAAGGAGATAAAGAAATGAATGAATTGATGAAAGTACTTGCAGTAATCTTTCTGTATCGTGAAAAGTACTGGAGCGACCAGAAGAGGTTTGACGCAGCAGTTGCCTATGCTACCGCTTATGATATGTTGTGCTATGCTTTGGGGGAGCGCAAAGACTGTCTTTGCCAGTTTGATGGTTTTGAAGAAGCCATTGATTTTCTTAAAGCACACCCAACTTGTGCTCCAGAGGAGTTTGAAGAAATCTTCAAAGGTCAGTTTTGACCTTTGAAAAATTCTTAGACGTGTAACGTCTAAAATCGCGCATTGACAAAAACCATATGATATGTTATATTGTTATTGTCAAGGGAGAGTGGAGCGAACAGAAACAACGCCTTTGGACAGCAGAAACTCCCGACTTTTGACCCAAACAGGTAAAGGACGTCTTTTGGGAAATCTCTTGAATATTATAGAAAAGGATGACCTACATATGTGTTATCTTTGTGGTGGCTGACCAGCCCGCCCAAAAATGGCCAGCGTCTACAATGTCCAAAGTTGTAGACGATTGAAAAGGGGCGAAAAAGCGTGAATTGGCCATTCACGCTTTTATCGTCACCCAAACTTAGACGTGTTACGTCTAAAAACAGGTCTTGCATTTTTTCTTAATCTATGGTAATATTAAGATGCAATCAAGAGAGGGACGCCAACTTTGATTGACATTATGTATAGGAGTTTTTCTAATGGAAAAAAAACTTGATGGACGCCGCAAGTATTATATGGTTTTGGATTGTGAAACGGCAACTTTGCCTTTTGCAGCCACGCTTGAAACTGCTATTGCAAAGCAGAATGTAGCTATTGCAAAGCCTTTAATTTACGATTTCGCTTGGAATATCGTAGATATTAAGGGAAAAGTTTATCGCCGCCGCTCTTTTCTTATTACGGAAATCTTTTCTGTTCCGGCAATTTTTGATACGGCTTATTATGCTTGGAAAAGACCTTTGTATTTGGAAAGACTTTCCAATGGTGAAACCACTTTGAAAAATTGGAATGAAGCTGTTGAAATTTTCGAGCATGATGCAGCAGAAGTTCAAGCTGTCGGAGCTTTCAATTCCATGTTTGATTTCAAGAAAGCTATTCCTTTTACTGAGCTTTATATTAATAAGCTTTATTCTCCCGATTTTTATGAATGGGAGCAAACACAAAACAAAATTGCCGCAGATATCGCAAATGGCAAACGGCATGATAGTGCAAAAACTTTTGAATCTGACCTTTTCCGTTTTCGTAATAAAATTTATCCCCTGTTTGACCTTTGGGGCTTGTCTTGTGAGCATCTTATTAATACCCCAGAATACAAGCAGACTTGTATTGATAAAAATTGGACAACGGCAAGCGGAAAATATTTTAAAACAAGTGCAGAATCTACTTTCCGTTATATCATGGGAGAACACGATTTTGACGAAATGCATATGGCAATTGATGATGCCGATATTGAGAGTCAAATTTTTTCCATGATAGGAAAAAAGACTAAACACAATTTTGAAATTGGAATTATTGCTTTTCCATTCAAAATTTTGGGAACAGTTCAAGATTTCACTGGAAAAAAATGGGAGTAATTCCCATTTTTCTTCCCATCCAATTTAGACGTGTTACGTCTAAATTAAAATTTGACTTTTTTAAAAATTTATGTTAAAATAAATTAGAAAATAAAGAAAGGGGTTCTTAAAAATGGCGATTAAGTTTGCTGATAAGGCGCGCGCCGAATACGTGAAGAAGATTTTTGATTTTGTCGAAAGTCTTGGGGAAGATGTTGGGATGATTGAAAGCAACAGCTTTAATTTCCCGATTGTAATTGATGGTGAAGAGGGCTTTATTGAAGTTGTTGTCAAAGTACCGAAAGACCGCGGAGATGATAACTATATGAAGCGTGAAGTCTATGCTGATAAGGCGCGCGAACGTGCAGAACGTGCTGCAAAAGCCGCCGCAAAGAAAAAGACTGTGGAAAAGGTGGAGTAATCCACCTTTTTAGTTTTAGACGTGTTACGTCTAAACTAAACTCTTTACAAAAAAAAGTATATATGTTATAGTATGTATAGAAATTAGAAAGGAGTTTCCGAAAATGAAATTGTTGGTGGTTTTTGTTGTTCTAAATATTGCAAATGTAATTTTCCAAACTGTAAAATCTATTGCTACTGTAAAAGGTGGTAAAACTGTCGCTGCTCTGGCAAATGCAATTGCATATGGTCTTTATACAGTAGTTATTGTATATACTGTATGCGATTTACCGCTTTGGGAAAAAATTCTAATTGTAGCAACTGCAAATTTTATCGGTGTTTTTTGTGTAAAATGGATAGAGCAAAAAACAGAAAAAGAAAAATTATGGAAAATTGAAATGGCAATACCTTATGAAAATTCTGCCGAATACATTCATGTGAAACTTGCCGATGTTTATAAAATTCCAAATAATTACCAAACTCTTGGTAAATGGCACATTTTCAACTGTTACTGTATGAGTAAAGAACAAACTGCAAAGTGCCAAATGTTGGCAAAAGAATACAATGGAAAGATTTCTGCTTACACTTGCGCGCCGTTGACATAACGGCGCATTTTTTTTATTGATTAGTTTAGACGTGTAACGTCTAAATTAATCATTGACAAAGAAAAAGAAATATGTTATATTATAATTGTTCCAAGGGAAGGAACAAAAAAGGGTGGCGACCGACGCCAATTATGAAAGGAGTTCCCCATGACTACCCGCGAGTTTTATGTGAATGTTCTCGATCTGATTGACGTGATTGAGAGCGATGACCCCACTGGCTGTGTGGATACCAAGGCTATGGCTGAAAAGGCGCATGGGCTTATCGCCGCGATGGATGCCAAGAACGCCAAGGCTAAGGAGCGTCCGCGCAAGGAGAACGCCGAGGTTGCTGACCGGCGCGCCAAGGTCGTCAAGTTCTTTGAGGAGAACGGCGACGAGTACACCGCTGACGAGGTCGCCGAGCAGACTGGGCTGACCGCTCCGCAGGTCGCTTCTGCTGTCCGGACGATGGGCAATTCTATCGTCAAGGGCAAGCGCAAGATTGACTCCAAGCACTCCAAGGTCACGTACAAGCGTGCGGAGTAAAACGAAAGAGGACACGAAAGTGTCCTCTTTTCATAAAAAAATAATTTAGACGTGTTACGTCTAAAAAAACTTCTTGACAAATTTTAAAAAATATGGTATCTTTTAAGTACAGTTTAAGGAGGTGTTTCTCATGAAGTTGTCCCTTGCGAATAAGTGTCGTGCTCGTTATCTGGAGGCAATTTATAATCTTCTGGAAGAGCACGGTGAGGACGTGGGTTATATTGAGTCCAACAAGCTCAATTTGCCTGTGGTCGAAGATGGTGAGGAAGGCATCATGGTCGTGACCGTGTCCATCCTCAAGTCCGGCGAGGACGATTATGTTTCCGCCCGGGAGCAGTACTCTGACAAGCTTCGGGAGCGAGCGGAGCGCAAGGCCAAGGCGGATGCCAAGAAAAAGGAAAAGACGGAGTAATCCGTCTTTCCCTTAATTTTAGACGTGTAACGTCTAAAAACTACTCTTGCTTTTATTCCTTTTTTATGGTAAACTTAGTATATCTTAAAAGGAGGTCTTAGATATGGACAGGCGCATTTCCTATTATATGGTACTTGATACTGAAACGGCAAATTCTCTGGATGACCCTATTATGTATGACATTGGTGGAGCAATTGTCGATAAGCACGGGCGCATTTATGAAACTTTTAGCCTCATTATTTATGAGGTTTTTTGTGCTGACCGCGCCCTGTTTGATACCGCTTATTACGCCGAAAAGCGCGCGATGTATGAAGAGCAAATCCGGCAAGGTACGCGCAAAATTGTATCTATTTATACTGCGCGTAAAATTGTGCGTGAATTGTGCGAGAAGTGGAACGTGCGCGCAATCATTGCACACAATGCGCGTTTTGATTATCGGTCAACCGCATACACTATTCGATACTTGACGAAGTCGCGCACACGTTATTTTCTTCCATACGGCATTCCCTTGTGGGATACTTTGAAGATGGCACAAGATACTATTTGTTGCCAACCGACATACATTCGTTGGTGTGCACGCAATGATTATTTAAAGAAAAACGGTACTCCACGCGCGACCGCCGAAATTTTATATCGGTACATCACCTTAAATAATGACTTTATTGAAAGTCATACAGGTCTTGAAGATGTACTAATCGAAAAAGAGATTTTCGCGCGGTGTATGTCACAACATAAAAAAATGAAAAAATCTGTCTGGTAATAGACAGATTTTTTTTATATGTTGTTTTAGACGTGCACGTCTAAATTCCATTTTATGTCAAGTTTTAAAAAAGTCAAATTTTGTAACTATTTGTAATCTTATGCCCGCAGGTTGACATAACACCATATTATGTAAACCGAAGCACAAGCGTTCCACTCGATGAGATTCGCGGGTGCGTTTTACTTAACGAAGCCACCCGTTCATAGCAGCTGAGCTGCGCCTGAGCTGCGTTTGAAACAATCCCTAGAGCTGCAAAAATTTGACATTTTTTAAAATTTATGTTATAATATAAGGAGAAATATAAGCTGCGTGTTGTCAAAATTTGGAAATTTTTTGTCAAATTTTAAAATTTTTAAATTTTTTCTTTTAAACTTTGAAAAATTTTAAAATTCGTGCTATAATATATATAGAAAGTGAGAGAGAAAGACTGAAATGCGAGCCTTATCGTCGCTAAAAGGCTTAAGAATCTGGCGACATCAGATGGGTAGCGACCAACGCTTGCGCACAGGCGCAGAAAGGACCAACCATGACTATTCGTGAGATGTACGTAGAGCTGATTAACGTTCTGGAGACTGGCGAGACCGAGGCCAACCGCGACGAGCTGTTGGAGATGGTGCGCGGTCGTCTGGAGAAGCATGACGCGCAGAATGAGAAGCGCAAGAACGCTGAGCGCAAGCCTTCCGCAAAGCAGCTGGCTGCTCAGGAGTACGATGCGAAGCTGAAGGAAGCTCTCGCAGAAATTCTGACTGACGAGTTTCAGACTCGTACCGTGTTCGCCGAAGCCCTTGATATTACCCCGTCTAAGGCTTCCACTCTGCTCAACAAGATGGAGGGAGTCGAGAAGGGCGAGCTGAAGGTCGACGGTCGTAAGGTCGTTGGATACAAGCGGGCTTAAGCCCTACTTATAAGTACTACTTATAAGTACAACGTATACGAGGGAGCGAAAGCTCCCTCTGTTTTTTCTCTCCAAAATTTGACAACTTTCAAAATTTGCTAACTTTCAAAATTTGAGGGCAGGAACAACTCACCAAAACTCACCAAAACTCACTAAAACTTACCAAAACTTCCCAAAAACCCACTAAACCTCTCCTCCAAAACTTCCTTCAATTAGTTTTTTTCTATGCCACCGACAGCTTCCATTGCCACCGACCAAAATTAAGGTTGAGCCGTATTAGATTCTACTTATAAGTACTACTTATAAGTATTACTTATAGAAGCTCCCTGCGTAGCGCTCCGCGCTACGCGCTCGCTCCAGGGGGGAGGCACAGAACCGCTCCACGAGAGCGCTTCGCGCTCTCGCTCCCCGGTTCTTCCCCCCTTCAACCCCCCACGCCAGCGCTTCGCGCTGGCAGTAGCGTTAACAGATTCAAGCTTACTTCAAACTTACTTCAAACCTTACGCCTAAAACTTACACCTAAAGCTTGCGCTTAATTATAATTTTGAGTATATTCTTCATCGTTTACACTTTAATGTAAACTTCTTTAAACGTTTTTACAAAATTTTGAGGAAAATTTTCTGGAAAATTTTAAGGTGCGCCCGGTCATGCCTAAAACGCACCCACATAAATTTCATAATTTTCAGATTCAATAATTATATCATCAGGATCTTGACCTCTTTTTATACCCGCTTCTAAAATTTCTTTTGTTGAAGTTGCGCGCCGTTCTTTTAGATCAATTATATATTCGTGATATGCTACTCCAATAGACTGCGCGCCCTCAACATTAAAATAAGATACAATGAATGGAACTTCATACCAAAATTCCATAAAATTACTCCTTGGACGGCTAGGTCATCCAGCCATATATTTCTTAAAGTTTTTTGGAAAATTTTAGACTTATATATTAGGGTAATTAAGATTTATAGGAGGTTTTACCTATTATGGAGATAGAAGAAATTGTGAACTATATAATGGAAACTCCTTCAAATCCAAACCCATGGATTTTACGAGGGATGTTGGAACAATTAAATCAAGGTGGTTCTGGAGGTAAAAGCATGATAGTTACAGTAACTTATGAATAGAATATATTTGAATGTGATAAAACCGCTGCAGAAATTTTAGAAGGATTTAATAATGGTTTAGTTTATTTTTTATTTGAAAATGATGACACATCATTATATAATAGTATTTTAATTGAGGCAACTCGTACATGGAACGGACGTTATAAATTTGTGACTTCTCTTGATGGAAGTTGTACTGAATATATGGCTGAAGAATTAGAGGACTATCCTTATAGAAACGGCGCAGATTAAAAAGAAAGCTAAGTAGACGAACCTACTTAGCTTTTTTATTCTATGTTGAAGGCGCGCCGTCATCAAATTTATACAAAATCTTTTATAAGTGATGCAGCAACCTCATCTGAGACATGCCACAATCCTGTATCAAACAACTCTATCTCTACTTTTTCAAGTTCTTTTCCATAATATTCTTCAAGCTGTTCTACACCATCTACAAAACTATTACAGTACAACAAAACATTACAATTTTCCGTCAACCCTTCAACTTCATTCCAGTAGCGAACTTTAGCCATAGCAAGATTTTTCATTTTATTACTCCTTATTAGTATACTCTATTTTTTCTTCTTCCCATTCATACCAAAAATCATACATATCTGGTGCATAAGCTAAGGTTTCTTCTATAAAATCTTCTGAAAGACCGCACGCAAAATAATTAATATCCTCTATAGTAGAATCCTCGTTGAAGTCAAATTCTTCACTCCATTCGGTTCCTTGACCAACTCTTCCACCATAAATTATTATTTTCATTAACGTATCCAATCCTCTTTTAAATTTGTCGCTGTTTTTATTATCTTCTCTGCTGGAATCGTGCGCCAATCAAATCTTTCATTTCGAGGGTCTTCATTACGCCATACATCAAGATCTAATACAATAAAATCATTCATTTTATAGAAAATTCTAGAACCGCCCCATGCAATTACATCAAGAGAGTCACAAAAATACCGAATGAACTTTTTGGTTTTTTTATCATAAAAACGCAATTCAAGATAAAGAAGCATCCCACTATGGTCTTCATAAGTTACTACCTGCCGCGCCCATTGACGAATAAAAAAACGACCCTGCCACAATTCGTCATTCTCAATATTTTTATTAACGTCACGTAGTACTCTATTAACTGCACGCTGATGTACTTTAGGATTTAGACTAGTTTTCAAATTCATAGTTTTTTTCTCTCCCATAACCCGTGGGCTTTATTCCAAAATTCCTCTGCTTCTTCTTCACTCATAGGAGTTTCCTGAGCTTTAAAATACCGTAAAGCATCTTCATCTTCAATATAGAAAAAAGAAGGATTATCATAGATTCCAAAAATATTCGCTACAAGCTGTCCAAAACGCCAATCTGGAAAATGATGCCAAGTGCGCTTAATTTGTTCACAAAATTCATCAATACGATTAGGGTCTCTCATTTTTTGTTTCTCCTTAATCCTGGAAACCACACACTCCTACTCCACCAAAACCTTCAATGAAGTATAATTCATATAATTCTACCCTTGCTTCTTTAAGATCAATCTCTTCTAAATAACCTGCATTAGCATTTAAAAATTGTTGCCATACGCAATCAAAAGCTTTATCCTTATTCCTAAAAAAATATTGTTCACCATTATCAAAATAAGCGCAATAAAATTCATTTGGCATTTTAGATATTCCTTTCTTAAAAATGTTTGTCCAAAAAAAATACAAGACCAACACCGATTAACATACCAACACAGATACCGAGACAAAAGAAAATCCAAATCCAATGATCCATTATCTTATATCTCCTTTTCTATTCTATATATATTATACCATAAAATTTGGGATTAATCAAATTTTAATCCCAAAGATGTCCCCAATATTTACCAAGTTCTTCCATAGCTTTTTGGACTTCTTGATATTTTTTTTCTTGAATTTTTCTATCTGTTTCATTATAATTTTTACGTAATTCATCAGATATTAAATCTAGTGTATCAATATCTAAACACTTTATAAATTCTTCACTAAAGGGGTTTTCATTATCATTATCTTCTAAATAATGTTTAAATGGATAAGCTTGCGCGCGAAGCCAATCTTCCCATTTTTCAGAAGTTTCAAAAGGTTCATTACCAGGATACCCCATATGATGAGAAGCAAGAAAATCTAAACTCTCTCCAATAATAGAACTTAGATACATTTCTAAATTCCATATATCATTAGGACTCCATCCTTTACGAATACGATCGCGCGCGATTGAACAATTACAAAAGAAATCTTTAATCCACTTAATTGGGGTTCTCCAAAATTTATAAGGAGTATAGAAAGCATGTACTGTATCCATTTAATCTGAACCTCCAATTAAAACAAGAATAATAAAAATATAAAAAATAGCACCAAGAATAAGCCACCACATTTTATTTCCCTCTATAATTTACAAGAAATTTTGTATTAGAGGTTTGGCCCCAAGGGGTTTCAACCATTTTATATACAAGCCAAAACAAAGTAATACAACCCAAACCAAATAAAATATTTTTAATTACATGAAAAATGAGGAAATGATAATTAGCCATATAAATTAATACAAATGTAAGCAAAGCACAAATAATAAAACTAATAAAAATATTCTTTTTCATTTTTATTTATTCTCCAATCCTTTATGTTTCATCCATTTTTTAAAACTTTTATAACATTCATCACAAATATCATAAGTTTCAAAAATTTCTCCTTCTGGTGTTGACAAAGAAAAAGAATCTTCTCCTACTTGAATTACTCTATTATAAAATTCTCCATCATGTGGCCAAGGCTCAATTAAAGTACCACATCTATCACAAATACTTACTTTCATTATTAACTCCTTTTGTGTTATTCTTTTTCTCTATAAATTAAAGCCTTATACTCTGGATGATTTGCTATATACTCCTTTTTAAATTCATTTACTTTATCATAAGTGTTCGCGCCATATCTATAAATTTCAGGATCTACTCCTTCTTCTTCCAAAATAGCCAAACATTTGTAAACCATTCGCCCATCACGGCCTTTAGCTTTAGCAACAAAACCAACATCTACTAAATGATTTATCATACGTGCCATTTTTTGAGAAGTAATACCGGTTAATCTAATATCCTTAGATTGAATATCAGAAATTGTAAGAGCCTGCTGTTCTTCTGCTAAAATAACAGCAATTCGTCCTGTCATTTCATTTGTAAATTCTTTTGAATACTTTGAAGTATATCGCATGTTTTATCCTTTCTTTATTGTTTTTATTAAACGTTTTTGACCTTTATATTGTCCTATTTTATAACCAAATTTACTTAATACTTTAATATATGCATCACGCCTACGATTATCTACCCAATGAGCAATAAATTGATGATTATATTGCTTATATTCTTTACAAACATTTTTTTCTAAATATTGAAGAAGTCTAATAGCAACTTTATAAGTCAAAAAAGGATTAACACCAGTTAAAAGTATATGCTCTTCATTGAAAGCGCGCTGTGAACGTTTGTTTGCAAGAGTAAGCCATAAATTCCAATAATAAGTGTCAGAAGTATGATGAAGCTCTTGCGCCGCAAGTAATAAAGTTTGATTCCCAATTTTCTCTATTATTTCAAACTCAAGAGTTCCATCATCGCATATATACCAAGTATAAGTCATTTTTACCTCTCATAATATCCAGAATAATCCCAGAAAATATAGCGACCTATTTCAGCAGCTACTCCACCATTCCTAAAATTATCAATATCAACAATATTATAAGTTTTAACAAAAGATAGAAATCGAGCAATTTCTTCAACACTATAAAATTGTAGAAGCCGTGTACCACACTCTGGATCTATCATATCACTATTTTTAATAGAAGCGTAGGTATAGGTATCATTATCCTTAGGTTTAATTTTACGAGTAGCCCAAGTATTAGCAGTTATTTTAGTCTGAATATAAATTGGAAAAGAGTTAATTTCATCAAAAAAGATAGTGGGTGCAAAAAATTGAGAAACTCCTTCTTGCACACTTGCTGCATATACATTAACTTCTAGATCACAATAATTATTGCCTTGCGTAGAATATCCCAATTCTTCAAGAGCCGAATTAAATCCTTCTTCAAAAGGAATACATTCTCCATCCCAATCTTCTCGCCAACCAGAAAAAGGGATTTTAATAACAAAAGGCATATCATAAGGGACAAGAACTACTTTTGTGGCACCAGAACAAATTTCACCATTAAAATAAATAGGTTCATTTTCTACATCATCACCATAACAAAAATTTTCCCATGAGTCTATTCCATTGGCTTCAAAATAATCTGAAACCAATTTATAAATAAAATCACAGTATTTATTATATTGACTTATATTGGTGGTTTGAAATATGGTTTCACAGGTAGCCACAATTATCAATCCTTTCCCTATTTTCTAATTATATTATATCATAAATTTTAAATTTTTTCAATTTTCAAATAAAAAAAGAGAAGTAAAATTACTCCTCTTCTGTATAAATTCGATGGATGCGCGCGACCTCTTCTTCCCACCATGTTGCAGTTACTAATCGTTTAAATCCTTTTTCAAAAATAATTTCATCTTCACTCACAAAAATAGGATCAAATTTTTCAATAGGTTCCTCTTCAATAGAACCATGATATCCTAAAACTGGAGATAACATAATATTATCTCCTCTTTTATATTCAAAAGCGTTAGGGAGTCGTCTATAAAACCATACTCCTCTACGTCCTTCTTTATCAGTACGAATACCGATTACTTCACTATAATGTTCATTGGTATAATTATGTGGTACAACATAGTCTTCAAACCATTCAACATAAATAGCTGTTTCTTTATTTTTTTGCCAAGAAGCTAAAGGAGTAGTATATGCACGCACTTCACGAGGTTTAGTTTTGCCTTGTATTTTAACATATAATTTTCCATCTTTTTCATAAGGCTCACATAAAACTTTTTTATCTCTAAAACTCGGCGCAAGATAATAATTCATATTCTTACTCCTCTCCTATTTTCTATTATAATTATATCATAATTTTTAAAAAAAGTCAAATTTAAAAATAAAAGACCCATAAATTATGAGTCTTAAAATTTTATTTCTTCTTTTGCAAGTTGCGCCCCTTCGTCTTGTGGTATTTCTTTTCCATATACTGTAAACCAATAATCTACAACAATTTTAGGGACTTCATCATGTGTAGTAGATTGAATTAAAGAAAGAAGAGTTGTACGTGAAAGCGATAACATATACATCACCTTTTAAATAAATGGAGAGAGATACCGGACTTGAACCGATACTTGATGAGTTGCAATCATCTGTCTTTCCATTCGACTAATCTCCCATGGGCAGATGGACGGGGATCAAACCCGTATCACTGGAGCCACAATCCAGTATTTTTATCAATTAAACTACCTTCTGCATATACTGCCAGTTAGAGTCTGGCAGCCTGACTATCTTATTAATGACTAAATAGAAACATTGCTATAAAAAGTATATCAATAATCCAAGTAGCAATATTAACTTCTTTTATTTTCCCTGTAAAGATTTTAATAAGAGTATATGAAATAACTCCGATACCAATACCATTAGAAATACTATAACTAAATGCCATAAATGCAATTGTTAAAAATGCGGGGACCGCAGCTTCAGCATTATCCCAATCAACTTTAAGAACTGAAGATAACATAAGCGCGCCAACATAAATAAGTGCGGCCGCAGTAGCTGCGCCAGGTATCAATGAAGCAATCGGCGCGAAGAACATCGCAATAAAGAAAAGTCCAGCAGTAGTAAGTGCAGTAAGTCCAGTGCGGCCGCCTTCAGCGACACCAGTAGAACTTTCAACATAAGTAGTAACAGTTGAAGTACCACAAATTGCACCAAAAATAGTAGCAATTGCATCACTTAACATAGCCTTATTAAGACTTAAAACTTCTCCATCTTCTGTCATAAGACCGCCACGAGAACACGCTCCATATAAAGTGCCCATTGTGTCAAACATATCTACTAAACAGAAGGCTAGCATTGATGTAATTAAAGTAAAAATAAAACTTACTTCACCATGTGCGGTGATATAACCACTAAAATCAAAACCAGACCTAAATACGGCAAAAAGTGCTTCATCATTAAATGCTTTAAATGCTCCACCAAAATTAATTGAAGAAAGAGCAAAAGCATTATAAAAACTTGGAATAGTAAAACCGCCTGCATAATATAGAATAGTTCCAATTAAAATTCCAATTAATACCGCGCCACGCTTACGTAAAGCTACAAGTGCTGCAATAACCAAAATAGTAATAATACTTACTAAAATTGGCATAAGTGTAGCCCATGTAATTCCACCACTTATAATATTGAGTGATGTCATAGCTGAGGCAGTTGAACTATCTGGAATAATAATACCAGCAGATTGAAGTCCAATATAAGCAATAAACAATCCAATGCCTGCTGGAATTGCCATCTTTACAACCGAAGGAATTGCATCAAAAATAATTTTACGCAAACCTGTAACTGTAAGAATTGTAAAAACTATTCCGTCTAACAATACCATTACAAGTGCATTTTGATAAGAAAACCCAAAACCAAAACACATTGTAAAAACAAAAAAAGCATTTAGGCCCATGCCTGATGCTTGCGCGAGAGGAAGATTTGCGATTAGACCAGTAAGAACTGTGCCGACACACGCCGATAGAGCGGTCGCAATATAAATTGCTTCATAACTGACAGTACCAAGATTGGCAAACATACCAGCATTTACAAATAAAATATATGCCATCGCCATAAAGGTGGTAATACCAGCCAAAACTTCTGTTCTAATGGTTGTACCGCGTTGTTTCAAACCAAAGAAGTTCTCCATATTTAACCTACCTTTTAATAAGATTGCGCTTGCGCGCTGGCACGACCGGAAGGACTCGAACCCTCATCTTACTGATTTGGAGTCAGTTATGTTACCAATTACACCACGTCCGCATATGGAGGTACTGGGGAATATCGAAATCCCGACCTCGTCCGTACCAAGGACGTGCTCTTCCCTCTGAGCTACAGTACCATTTGGGGCTTCCATACGGAGTCGAACCGTAATCTAAGCATTACAAGTGCCTTATAATCGCCTTTATACTATGGAAGCATTTAAGGTAGGTTGGAGGCGAAAGTGGAGTACGATTCCACATCTGCGGATTACGAAACCGCTATACTTTCCATTTATACTATTTCGCCATATGGCGTAGACGACAGGACTTGAACCTGCACATCCCGCATGGGATGAACGGATTAGCAATCCGTGGCAGTACCATTATGCTTACGTCTACATATAATAGGCAGTTTTTTAATTCGTGATGCCTACACGACTGAGCCTGCGATTGCTCAACGGGTATCTCGGATTTTAGCTCCTAGCTCTTGGCTAGTGGATTTGCCGTTTCCATATTCGCTTAACCCTTGCTACTTATGGCGCCGCGTGAACGACTTGAACGCTCATGGACTTTCATCCCTCATGGCTTTCAAGGCCAGGGCCTTACCATTAGACTAACGCGGCATATCAAAGGGAAGATTTCTCTTCCCTTATCTGATGCAAGCATAACGCTCGCTATCCAGTTTCTCAAACATGAGATCCTGCGCAGTGATACCCTTTGCGACTTGCTCAAAGAGAATCGCGCTGGCACCACTTACGTAGGTTACGTCAGGGCCATCGTCCAGGAAGGTATCATGACGTGCACTCACGTTCCAATATACCATCTTAGGAAGATCATAACCATAACGCTTCCACTTGAGTCTCATATTCTCCATCATGGTGCGGTTCTTTGCACGAGCTTTTTCGCTGTTGCTGTCCCAGCTATACATCCCGTAAGCATTGTCAATTTCCATATCGCTAATGACGATAATAGACTTTGGCAGATCCTTCTGCTTCATGTGATTTCGGCAAGCTACATCCAAAAGCATATCAAAGGTTGCCTCGAGGTTAGTATTTTCGCAAAGGTTGGTATCATAGATACGCTTTACCTTATCAACGAAGTCCACACCCTCTACTTTGATAAGCTGAGGACGAGAGCTGAAGCTGATATAACGACCATGAAATGGCCCACGTGCCTTATCAGCCGCAATCATACCGAGAGAGATTGCAATGTTGATAGGAGTACCATGCATAGAGCCGCTGGTGTCAACAACACAAAGGGCGTTCATATTCAGCTTAGACATATAGTCTGCCAGATTTTCCCAATATTTGTTGACCATAAGACGATCAGTATCGCCCAAGGCTACATTCACAGTTCTCCAAGAGTAGTAGTAACTACCACCACAAAGAACCTTAATAGCCTTCTCCACAACCTCATAAGGATAAAGAGCCTTGATGTTAACCTTAGCGTTCTTATCCTTCGCAAAGTCGGCATAAGACTGAATGGCCTTAGCCTTCATACGCTCCACATCATGGCGTGCGAAAGCGTTCTTATAGACAAGACCAGCCTTAGAGGGGATCTTATCGAACTCAATCTCGTCCCAACGACGCTCACTCATAAGACGCTCAAGAACATTGATGCGCTTACGAAGGCTGGAAAGAGTCTTACGATAGGTCATGGGAGTCATGCCAAAGGCTCTACGAGTCTTTGCGCCAAGGGCGCGAGACTCTGCACTGGAAGTATTCTCAGACTTGAGCCACTTTCCGAGTAGAGAAGGAGTACGAGAACCCATATCCAAACGAAACTGCTCGTACATAAAAGCCCACATAGAGGCTTCCAACTTGGTGCCAACAAAGGCATAGAGGTCATCCCAACGACCAAACTCAGGGATGTGCTTGAGATTGCGATCCATCTCAAGGGAATAATTATCCGCTGCCCACTTAATGCAGACGCGGAAGAAGCGGCGCTCTCCCTGTCCCTGCAAAATATCACGCAGATAGAAGAGGCACTTCATAGCATAAGTAGGATTTTCCTTAAATGCCTTCATAAAAAGGAAGACACAGTCCTCATCGCTACGACTACGATATGCGCCACCAAGGGCAAACATATCATAGAGCGCATCGCAAGTAGACTTATGCGCCAAGCCACCATTTTCGGTGCGCTTATAGTTAAACTCGTTTTCGAGAGCGTTTACATATCTCATTGTTGTTTTCTCCTTTTTCTCCAAAATGATTTATCTCTAACGAGATAAAGAACTAGACCCGTGAAAAAAATTTGCCCTACCCATTGGGCGATATGTAAAATTAAATGGCTTACATAATTGGATTTGAACCAATAACACAATTTTCATTGTAATTTGCTGTATGGGTCTAAACCTTTATTCAAGACAGCTTATGGGTTAAATAAGATTACAAGTTATCTGCAGTAACATTATTCAAAAAGTTTGCTGTAACTGTCTTTCTTTTTAATTTCAAGACGCAATAAACGGATTCGAACCGTATATCCAGATTATAAGTCAGGTGCATTACCATTATGCTATAATAAAATTTAGCTGTGTGCGTCTTTTTAATAATTCAAGGCACGATTTGGATTAAGACTTTTAAAATTTTCAAATATTTTAACATCCTAAGAAACTTTGCTGTATGTGCCTTTATTTTATTTACTAATTCGGTCAGCAATACAACTAGCTATTGGTGATGAAGGTTTTACTTCGCATTCATAACCCATAGCATGAACATAACCAACTACTTCAGGAATTACTTGACCACTTGGACCGCCGTTGCCAGCATCAATATGAATACAGAACGCAATATTATCTGCATCATAATTAAAATCCAGTTTATGAAATTCCTCAAAAAGTCTATCGGTCATTTCAAGACTAAGTTGAGTTTCTGTATAAAGTTTTGTACGAATATCTTTAATTTTGTCATACTTAGAAATTTCATAGAAGTATTGACCGCCATGCCCGACCTTATGGACTGCAACTACTGTAACCATTTTGGTGTAGTATGTGTTTTGGCTATCAGAACCGATATAAATTGCATACTGACCATCGGGGTCACCTTCTATAAAATTTTTAATTAGAATTGCTGTTTTATGGAGAGTTATTTCTCCATGTGTTGGACTTATCACTGATCTCACTTCTTTCAATTTTAGTGGTACACGAGAGGGGACTTGAACCCCTACGTCTTATTAGACACATGGACCTCAACCATGCCTGGTTTCCTATTACAGCACTCGTGCATAATAACAAGACCCGTTAAATATATATACCCAATATATTTTAGTAAATTGCTGTATGGGTCTTTAGATGGTACGGACTAGGGGACTTGAACCCATAACCTCAGCCTTGTAAGGGCCGTGCTCTTCCAGTTGAGCTAAATCCGTATATAAAATGTCGAGCGTGCAGTCGGTGTACTTCACAGCTTTCGCAGTTTCGACCTCAATCACGCGCATCCTCGCTGGATTGCACAGATGTTAGTTTGCTACGTCGTTGTAGCTAAGGGTTCTCTCCCTTTGTGTTCCAGCTTTTGAGGCTCCTATTGTCTTAGTGGCTTTTAATGCTTGCCTACCGACATATTTGGTACGCCAGAGAAGATTTGAACTCCCAACCTCACGGGTCGTAGCCGTGTGCTCTTGTCCATTGAGCTACTGACGTATATAAATGGCAGTTGTAAAACTTTAACTGGTACGGGCACCAGTAGATTGGAACTGACCTGCCGCAGTTTGTATGGTGAGCGAGGTAGGACTTGAACCTACAATGTCGTTAGACCACGGGGTTACAGCCCGCTGAGTGACCATCACTCGGCTCGCCCAGAGAAAAACACGGGCAGTTTTGAGTGATGCCCAGCACCGCGAGAATAAATAAGCTTCGATAAGGAGGATTTCTTGGTACCCGACATGGGATTTGAACCCACACTTTACTGGTTCTAAGCCAGCTCCCTCTTCCGTTGGGGTAATCGGGCATATGGCGCCGCCAGTTGGATTCGAACCAACAACAAAGGCTTCAAAGACCTTAGAGTTACCATTACTCCATGGCGGTATATAAAGAAGAGAAGTTATCGGATTTGCACCGACTTCCGTCATATGTCAGTAGGAGCCAGGTAAGTATCCTGGGGTACTCTTACCCTTGCTCAAGTCGCACGGAACTATAATTGCGAGCGATATTTCTTCTCTTACTTTCTATAAATATTATATCATAAATTTTATAGAAAATCAAATTTTTAATGGCAGACGATTAAGGATTTGAACCTTAAACTTTTGGGTCAGAGCCAAATGTGTTGCCGTTACACCAATCGCCCATATAAATGGCGGTTATAAACATAGAATAGCCATATAGACCGCTCTATTCAAACTGAGCCGCCGCAGTATTTATATCTCAATTAACTTATAATCCTCAGTTAATTTATAATATCCAAGTGTAATTTTTCTATGACAAGTTGGACATAAAATAATTAAGTTGTCTAATGCGTTATTACTTCTATCTTCATCTTTATGATGAACTTCTAAAATACGTTCATCCTCTGCCCAACCACATACAGCGCATTTATGTAGTAAATTATACATAGCTTTATAGCGATAATTTACTGAATTATCCTATTCGCCACTTTCCATGCGTAATTGATTTTTATGACGATTGCCACAAATATGACTACAATAAAAATAACCAGTTTTGTTTTTTCTAATCTCGCTCTGATGTCGTTCAAATTCTTTTCCACAATAAGCACATTTAAGCCTTATTTTTTTAACAATACCACAATTTGGGCATTTGTGATGCTCATTAAATAGTACAGACGCGGCCGGTTGTGACCATTCATATCCACACTCTAAGCATTTTAGTTCAATTGGAGAACGCTTGTTTAAATATTTAGTTGCAACAACCTTTTGATCAAAACTACTTTCAAACCGAGAATTGATTTCTTCTAATGTTAAACTTTTCCCCATATTTTGTATTCTCCTATTATTCTAATGGTCGGGAAGACAGCGCTCGAAGCTGCAGTGACGTCCTGTTCCCAAAACAGGCGGGGTCCCTCTTCCCCTACTTCCCGTTATATAAGTAGAAAAAATAATAAGAGAATACAAAATTTTGGTTAAAAACCAGGTTTTGGGATATGCTCCCAAAGCATGCCGTCTACCAATTGACTTACACCTGGATATGTCTACCGCTTTGTCTTACGGATAAAGCGTTTGCAACTCCTAACTCCGGCCAGGGGATGTGCGTTAACCCACTTCGCACCACTTTTGGATGTGTTTTTGCTAGCTGGGGTTCCCTCCATCCTATTTAGTCTGCGCTAACTATTATGGAAAGGACTTCGAAACGAACCATGCGCACCGTGTCAACTTCTTCCAAAATTGAACTTTAACAACACGACTTCCAGTATATTATTTATCGTACTTCCTATTATTACTGGCTAATAATAGGCAACTGGCGCCCCTGACGGGTGCTGACCCCGCTACCTACAGCGTGACAGGCTGTTGACTTTACCGATTGTCCACAAGGGCATTTAAAAGTTTGGGGCGTGAAAGGATTCGAACCTCCCATCATACTGATTAAGCGTCAGATGCATTACCAATTATGCCAACGTCCCATATAAAGTGGTGGGTCGCTGGGGACTTGAACCCCAACCTCACAGATTAAGAGTCTGGTATACTACCATTATACTAGCAACCCAAATAGGTACATTAAATGTACCTTTTATTCAAATTCAAAAAATTGCCAACCTCGTCCATCATCTTTACGAATTCTTGAACGAGTCGTGTGTGGAGGCTTACCGGGGCCACCCTTTAACTTTTGTTTGGGGGTGGGTTTTATATAATGAGGATTTGCAGAACAATATTTATTTTTACACTTATTCATTCCAATCCCACACCAAGCTTCACAATCCGCATAAGGCATTTTAATATTCTTCCTCTCTTTTTAAATGTTTTGGTTTACGTTTATACTGCGCGCCGCGCCCTTTAAGTGCAGGAACTTGAGAACCGCGGCGTTTAAATTGAAGATAAGCCGCAAGTTCTTCTGAATTTTTCTTCAAAAATTTTTTATTCATAACGACTTTCCTCACTTTCTAATTATATTATATCATAAATTTTTAAAAAAGTCAAAATTATGTATACTTTTCCCAACTACTTCCAGTCCAAATATATGCATCCGCACCTTGCCAACCGTTTTCATAATAATACCCATCATATTCACCCCATTCAGTAGTATAAACATAAATTGGAGCCAAATCTAATGCCCATACTGCATAAAGAATTATTGCAGCAGTTGGTGTATACGTTGCGCCCGGTGCGTATGTCGCTATAATTGCACTCTAATCAGTACTAAAACCAAGTAAAGTATAACCAGAACGAGTACATTCAGAAGCTGTTGGTAAAGTTACGTCTCCTTCACTTATTATGCTTGAATTCCATGTTGCATACATCGTAGCATTAGCTGTTGGAGAATACGAATCTCCTGCATTATATGTTGTTGTACTAGTAGCTGAACCTTTAGCCCACTTATTAAAAGTATATGAGATAGTACGAGTAGCTGTCTCAGAACTTTTTGAAGTACTTCCTCCATTAGCATTAAACGTAATAGTATAGCCGTCTTCCGTAGTATTGTTTTTAACAATGGCGGCTGCTAACGTTACAGAACCTTCACTAGTAGTACCTGCGGTCCAAGTAGCATACATTGTTGCGTTTGCTGATGGTGTATAACTAGCGCCTGCATTGTATTTTGTTGTACTTGTTGCAGAATTTAGCGCCCACTTATCAAAAGTATAACCGATTGTTCGAGTGGCTGTTTGCGAAGAAGGTGTCGAAGTTCCCCCGTTGGCATTATAAGAAATAGTATAACCATCTTCTGTTGTGCTACTTTTACTAATAGCACTGGCTAAAGTGACTGCGTTCTGTGTATTTGTAGAATTCATCTGCGCGTATACAGTTTCCGCAGCAGTTACTCTAGAAGACGTTGTACGTTGAGTTCCTCCAGTAGATTGAGTAAACCATCCCTTAAATGTATAAGATGTAGTAATAGTAGAGGTTTGAGTAGACGGAGTAGATGTACCGCCGTTAGCATTATAACTTACTGTAAAACTATCCGTGCTACTTGAGGCTTTCGATGGAGTACCTGTCGGGAGAGTATATGATGTGCCAGCGGCTGCAGTAGTTGTAAAACGAGCATACATTGTGGCAGCAGCATTAGTTGAATATGTACCCTGAGAGGCATAATTAGTTCCCGATCCGTCAGACTCTGTATTCCAATAATTTTGAGTATACTTAGTTGTTGTATATCCCGCACTACCATTTGAACCAGACCACGTATTACCATTTGCGTTACCTGTAATAGTTACGGTCGCCGCTGTTCCACCAGAATCAGCAATGAAAGCACGTAGAGTTAAATTAGTGCCATATGTTTTTGTTTGAGATGATGGAGCCGTTCCGGGATGACCATTTGCATTATAACTAACTGTGTATGTATCTGCAGTCCAGTTAATATATAAAACAACAGACACGTCTGAAGTTAGTGTAGCACTACCAGTTAAATTTTGAATAGTTGCAGCATTCGTATCCGTAGTTGAAGTTGTTTGCTGATTAATAATCGTACCGGTAGCTGACCCTGCACGATATGCTGTAGCGTTTGTTATATGATGCCCTGTTTTAGTAGCTCCATAGGTTGCAACATTCCACAAATCAACATAACCCGTACTGCTATCTGTAGCTAATGTTGCTGTTAAATTTGACCAAGTGCTACCACTGTCTTGTGAACGTTGTACAATATTACTTGATGCACGATAACGAGTTGTTCCAGTACCTGTTGTAATAGTACCACCATTTACGTTGAAAGTCATTGTTACTTTATACGCTTGCCATACTGCATATAAAATTATAGCTCCTGTGGGCGTATAAGAAGCTCCCGGATTGTACGACGCAGTCGTTGCTGTGCTACTTGTACTAAATCCAAGTAATTTATATCCCGCTCTAGTACATTGAGAGGTTGTTGGTAAAGTAACACTTCCATAAGCACCAGTTGTAGAATTCATTTGTGCGTATACAGTCTCACTTGCGCTAACTTGTGAACTGGTCGTTCTTTGTGTTCCTCCAGTAGAAGCTGTAAACCAACCTTTGAAAGTATAAGTTGTTGTTCTAGACGCGTTCTGTGATGTTTTTGTTGTCGATCCTCCATTAGCATTAAAAGTTACCGTACAGCTACTAGTAGTTGATGCTTTTGAAGGTGTTCCTGTAGGAAGAGTATATGTATATGTATAACTCGTTCCCCACTGAGCTGTCATTGTGGTGGCTTCATTTGCTGTATACGAACCACCACTACTATATGTAGTACCCGCAGTAGATTTCCAAGAAGATTGGGTATACTTAGGAGTACGTGTAGCACTACCGTTAGAACCACTCCAAGTATTACCATTTGCATTACCGGTAATGGTATAATTTGCAGTAGTCCCCGTAACGGGAGAAATAAAAGAACGTAATGTTAATGCAGTTCCATGTACTTTTTCTTGTGCTGCAGGGGCTGTACCATGACCGCCATTTGCATACGAAACTGCGTATGATCGAGTACCTGTAGGAGAAGCAAGTTTAGTAATATTTATATCTGCTTCGCCTACGTATGTTGTGGAGGTATTAACACCCCACAAATATAAATAAAAATCACTAGAAGTCGCAGTAATATCTAATGTTATTGTACTTGTAGTAGCAGATGTCCAACTTAATTGTGTCCCCGTAGTAGTAATAGTTGGCCAAGAAGTTCTTACTGCAGCATAGTACTTAACTCGACTATCATATCCTGCAACTTTACTCTGGTGAGTAACTTTTACACTAATTTTATTTATACGTTGAGTAGGATGAATTGTTAAACGCATACAAAGTGGATTATACTTTGAGTTGTTGTACACCCACCCTATAAGGGCGCCGCCTGCATAATAACCAGAAGGATCATATCCAGTAACAGCCGTTATATTAGCATACGTACCATTTACAATAAAATTACTACCTGTTATACTCCAAGTGCCCATTGTACCACCTACCTTATGAACGTTTTAAAAGAAAAATATCACCAAGTGTTCCTGTAGAGGGGAGAGCACTTCCATAAGCAATAGATGGAATGGCTAAAACTACATCACCTGTATAACTATTCACACTCTAAACCGGAGCGGCAGAAGCTGCACCAGAAGCATTCACGAAACCACTATCATTATTAAGTTCACTTATCTATGAAGGAATAGCTTCATAAACTGCTTTTAAACCTGCCGCACTGGCGGCCATTGTATTTGAATTAGTATTTACACTATTTGTAAGAATGGTTTTCCCATAATGACTTTGATCAGCTACTGTTTCATTTATAATATGCCAATAAGTTCCATCAAAAATAAAACCAACAATTTCACCTGCTTTCCACATTGCTACTACACCAGTAACAGAATTTGTAAAAGTTCCATTAATTACAAAACTAGTTACATAATTTACTGCTGAACACGAATAATCAAATTTTATATATATCCGCTATCCTGCTACTAAAGTAGTGGGAAAATTACTAATAGTAATTTGTTTAGTATTAGTATTAGTGCCAGTGTTACAAGTTCCATAAAAATCTGGTAAAGTATTAATAGTTAAAAAACCACTATCATTATTTAAATTACTCGTATTAGAAGGAACTGCAGATAATAAAGCATAATTAGAAGCTGAGCTAAAAGCTGCTAATTTCTAATAATCTGCACTACTCATTAAACCATCTGCACTACTATTAACAGTTGGATATGCAGGATGCACATGGTCTTCTCTTGATAAATAAATACTACTACCAGCAGAAGCTACACCATCTACTAATGGTAACTTATCACCAGGAGTTACCTAAATTACTATACCATAAATAGGCTATCCATTTGCTCCATAAGCTTTTGCACCGGACATTAAAGAATTTTCTGTAACAGTGCTATCAGTAATGTCTATTATTGACTCATCGTTATATATAACTTTATTTACATATAAACCATTATTTTCATCAGACATTTATATTACACTCCATAAAAAAAATTGAGTGGGGCGCCTAGTAGAATTTGAATCTACATTTTAAGTTTAGGAGACTTATGTCCTTTCCATTGAACGATAGGCGCAATTAAATTGGTACGCCGCGCGCGATTTGAACGCGCATCTTACAGTTTAGAAGACTGTGATGTTTTCCATTACACCAGCGACGTTTATAATGGTGGGTGTGACCGGACTTGAACCGACAACCTTAAGATTAAAAGTCTTCTGCGCTTCCATTGCGCCACACACCCATTTGGTAGGGAGAATGGAACTTGAATCCATATCGGACGATTATCAGTCGTCTATACTCACCAATTGTACTATCTCCCCATATAAAAAGCCGGACGGGCTTAGTTTTTGTCTAGCTCCGTCCGCAAAAACACTATTATTCGGAGTTTGACTCTATTTTTAGCCGGAGTGTAGTCTCCTTAATACTAAACGGCATTTAAGCAGAGGTATAACGTATATTTACTCCCTCTCTAATGGTACCCACAGAAAGAGTTGAACTTTCATCTGACGATTATAAGTCGCCGGTTCTTACCATTGAACTATATGGGTATAAATATATTCCATTATGTTACAACTCTATTTTTATGTTCTTTACAATAATATTGTTCTCCAACTTTATAAAGAGTTGTATGCTTTTCGCCGCATTCTGCACAGGTTACATATATAGTATCTTTCTGTATATCTTTAAGTTGCTGTTGGCGTTTACTATCTTTTTTTGGAGTAATATTATAAATTTTTGCAAAACCATTTAGCATTTTATTAAATCCTTTCAAATAGTATATTGAGGGCGCGCGTCTAAACGTACGCCCTGGAGTTTGGCACCGGAGGAGAATTACGATATCTCAACCTGCTGATTTAGAGTCAGCCGCTCTTCCTTTGCGCTACTCCGGAAATGGCGGGTTATACAGGACTCGAACCTGTAACTCATAGATTAACAGTCTATCGTTCTTACCAATTGGACTAATAACCCATATAATTGCGCCAGCCCCGTGTTTTTTATAGTCAGCTTTCTGGAACGACGCACTCGCCAGCTGACTATATGAGGTCTATTCCCTATGATATTTGACCTAAAATTCCCCTTTAACACGTACTTTTCTAAAAAGAGATGATAGACAGGAATCTAGGAACAAAAATCTTAACTAGTATCCTTTTTTGTCCCTTGAAAATATAAATAAAATATAAGCCTTCGCCTTACATCCGTTATCTTCAAACATATTCAGCCACATGGGAGATAAGTCTGAGCATACCAGGCGTCCCCAATACACTTCTTACCCCAGTCGGGAGTTACCTCCCTTGACCAAGTCCATCAGAGGAATGATTACCTCTACCTTTCACGGGATATTCAGAAAAGATGTTAATCAAAGACCTTAATCTTCAAGAATATCTATATGTTCAGTAAGTCACTGCGATTTCCGCTACTCGGACGCTGTAGACAGTTATACACAGATTTCTCTGCTTCACCGCACACGAGATTAGTGGTATTTCCAAGGTTTAAGTCCGACACCACTCGCTAACTCCTAACTTGGATTCGGCTACGCTTTTAACGCTTGCTGTCTATTGCTCTCGCCTGTCCACGGCTGCTTTTATTTGCGATAACTTTTGCGCCACACCTTTACTTTCTTCCAACAGGAATTCATTTTTTCACTCACGTTAAAAATGCGGTCGTCTATCCACAAGTATCCTTGTTTCGTTAGACCCGAGCACTTTCGGTGCGCCTCGGACTAGACATCGCATCCAGATTTTCACCGAGGTATAAGTTATTTATATTTTCAAAGTTCAAAAAGGTCTCCCTCAACTTTCTAATATTATTATAACATAAATTTTAGAAAGTTTCAAATTTCTAGACCCTAATTTCCAAATCAAGAAATAAATAAATAACAATTTTAGATTTATATGTTGCTGTTTGGGTCTAATTTTAAGTAAAAGACTTAATTAATCTTTCTACTTTTTTAATTACCAGAAAAACTTGAAGTATTTATCAAAAAAATTAAAAGGATTGTCGTCTCCAGTACGGATAGTCATATGAAAAGAACCATAGTCCTTTACAAATTTATCCATAAGTTCATTATAATGCTTACGCGCTTCAAGAATGGCCTTATAAGCTTCCTCAATTTCAGTCGCGCGCGCCTTACGAGTAGCAGCGAGTTCTTCCTTCTTTGCTTTTTCAATTGCAAGCTTTTCTTCGTAGTCTTTTTCTGCACTAAGACATTCTTTTTCAGTGTCATAGTACTTATTGATTTTTTCACTATAAAATTTCATTTGTAAATTCCTCCCTTTACAAAAATTTATACAGCATCCTATTCTTTGCTGTATTATGGTACCAGCCGCCAGACTTGAACTGACAACCTTTTCCGTATGAAGGAATTGCACTCCCATTGTGCTAGACTGGTATTTGGGTGCGATGGCAAGATTCGAACTTGCGTCTCCAGCTTATGAGGCTGGTAAGGAACCGCTCCTCTACACCGCGATATAGATGGTTCGAAGTGCCTTACGAGATATCTATGCAAATCTGTTTCTCCATAAAGCCGTAGTACGTAATACTAACTCTACAGATTCTCTCGCTTCGATGGTGGACCTGACAGGTTACGATCCCGCTACCTCCTGCGTGCAAAGCAGGCGCTCTCCCAATTGAGCTACAGGCCCATATAATGGGTAGTTTAAAGACTTACCCAGGTCTGCTACTAGCCAATCGGCGTTTCCTCGCCATTGGAGATTTGGACATATTTCATTCGCATCACTCCATCTAACTAGTCTTAGGTTTACTTTCGTTTTTGTTTAACGTGTTTTCAAATGACTAAGCCACATATCACTCTGACTCGCATATCTCTTTGGACGCCAAAGTTGAGAGTGCCAGTGGTAGTTTAACCTAAAAATCCATCCTCTCACACGGTAAATTGATTAACGTCCAATTTACAAAAACGTTTGGTAGGCCAGGTGGGAGTCGAACCCACACTTCACAGGGTTTGAGCCTATTCCCTCTTCCAATTGGGGTACTTGCCCATTTAGAGCCAAAGCTTAAAGGTTAGCTAAACTTTTAATACGATTTCAAGTCTTATACATCGAGAACTTGCTGGTACTCCCAACGGGACTCGAACCCGTATTTGCAGCTTGAAGGGCTACCGACCTTTTCCTGTTAGTCGATGGGAGCATATAAATGGCTCGGCGGTTGGGTGCCGTGCCAGCCCCTTTAAGTTCTTTTTTATTCCGCTACCCAGACCGCGGTCGATAGTTGTTGCTTTTCCACGGCTCCCTCTCTTAGTCTTTTATAGCCGAAATTTTTGCGCTTCCGAGGTACTGTATGTATCAGGTATCTCAACCTGACAGGGTGGCTTCCTGTAAGCAACGCTCCAATCCTATGCGATATTAGATTGAAACTATCTGGGAGTTTGTTCTCGGCTCAGTAATCGCATACTACTGTCCGTCCAGTCACACCACGAGGAGATTCCCTACGTGACCATTAACGCGTTTTTACTACGGCGCCGCGCCCCGCCGAGTACGATAAATCAAGAGGCTCGTACTATACCCCGAGGACATTAAACCTTCCCACTTGCCATCGTGTTCTGGCGCAGAAGCCCGATCCCTACTCCTCTGTCTTTGCTCCTCAACGGGCGAGCTGTCCGTACGTCATACTATGGTGGACGCATAAACCTTTTGTAGTCTGCACACTACTCACCATCCTGTGCAGAGGACGGAACTGGCAAATCCGCTTGTTTTGACATTTTATAGTGCGTCACGGCGGCAAGCCTAACACTTATATGATGGTGAAATCTCAAGCGTTCACCAATGCTGGCGTCTCTTTTTAACCCCGCACGCCCTCGGTGTGGTTTACGTATCACTGACGTGAAGTTGTTGTTTTTCATCCCTACTTCACCAGGATTAGGCAGGATTGAGCGTTCCTTCTCGTTCCCTTTTGCCAAGCGTTTTTCTTTCACAGTTCGCCAACTGCTCGCCCCAATATTTATCGTGGCCGGCTTTCTACTCCACCAAGGGTTATTGTTTAGCGATTTTCATCCTCAAATCTCGCTGTCTTTTCTCCTCGTTAACGAACTCAAAAGACTAAAGGTACGGCTGGTGATGCTTACGGGATTTGAACCCGTATTACGAGATTGAGAATCTCGCGTCCTCGCCATTAGACGAAAGCACCAAATTAAACACCAACATACTCATAGATTACGTCGCCATAAGTTCCATCGTCGCAATCTACTTCATAAGTCTGCCAAGGAGAGAAAATCCAATCCAGAAGCTTGTCTTGTGCTTCCATATCAGCTTCAAACTCCTCAAGAGTTACACCGATACTCTGAAGCCAATCCTCATACTCTTCGGGGATAATTTCATCGCTCTGAATCTGAGTATCAAAATCATCAAAGGTTTTCATTTTTATACCCCTTTCTCATTTTCTATATATATTATATCATAAATTTTATGAAAAGTCAAAATTTAATTATGTAAATCTTCTTCAACTTGGATGGTTTCCCAATTAATTAATTCATTATAAAGAGTATCTACCCAGGTATTTCCACCCATAGTTTTATAATCTTCATACATTTTAATAAATGCCTATTTATCTATGGCTGTAATTTTTTTATAAGGGAAATATTTCGTATAAATACTATCCAAATTATAACGCATAGTATTTAACTAAGCCATATTTAAAGCTTTTAAAGAAGACTATATATCATTATTTAACATCTTTAATTCATTAATTTTAATATCTATCGCATCTATAATAGATGATTTTATTGCTGCATCACGTTTCTAATCTTCAAGTCGACGTGACTCAGCAACATTTTGACCATGTTGAATTAAAAGTTCAGGTACCTTTTTCTATATAATTTCTTCAATATGTTTTTCTTCTTTAGTATTAGCTTTTTCCTATAAATCTGTAACAGGTTTTTTGAAGAAATGATATATATTTTTAATTGCAATAATTACTGCTCCAACTAAAACTATTGCATTACAAAGTGTCTATAGTGAAAACATTATTTATTTATCACCCTATCTTACCTATAAATGGTGGGCAGTAGAGGTACCGACCCTCTTTCTCACGGGCTTCAGCCGTGCGCATCCACCAAGTTTGCTAACTGCCCAAATGGAGTGAGTGAAGGGAATCGAACCCTCATATCAAGCTTGGCAAGCTTGCATACTTACCATTGTATTACACCCACAAAAAAATGGTAGTGCGAATGGGACTCGAACCCATACTTGATTGATTTTAAGTCAATTGCCTCTTCCGAATTGGGCTACCGCACCATATTAATGGAAGGGAGTGCGGGAATTGAACCCGTGCCACCAGAGTGGAAATCTGGTATACTACCATTATACGAACTCCCCATAAAAACGGGTTTCTTTATTTTATGTCGCGCACCCGTTCACGACGCGCCAAAGCGCAATATCTACTTTCTACTGCGGCGAGTGGGACGCCCCTGCACCACTATTCCACACTTAGCTAAGGTGTGCGAGAGCTTATGGACGATTACTCTACGTTCTACCGTTTCGATTATTTCGATATTTTACTTCTTTTTAAGTTTACGAAACTCGGTGAAGTTTTCCGAAACGATTGGGTGATATTTTTACCAGTCCCCAATTTCACTGGTGTATAGAATCGCATCTTTGCACAGACCCCTTTTTGTTATCTGGCTATTGCTTCTAAGGGTCATGACTCCCTATAGGCTTTGTTATTATCGGGCTTAATCTACCCGGCCGCCAACTTACGGCGCGCGATTGTATGAGTGGTTCACGTTACCTCTCGTCTCACTATACGATGTGCTCACCCTTCACAGCTTGCGTCGCTGGAGTCCTTCGCCTTAGCTTCTCTCTCAGTCCATTACCTGCTGAATTTACCGACTTGCACTACGGTTTTAGTGGGGTTACATCAGAAAGGGTGGGAGGAAGAAAGCTGTTTCATTATCTGCCTTCTCACACCAAATCGTCTCCTTACTGAAACCTGTATCGAATTCTCTTACACTCTTTACAGCGGTATTCGTACTTCGGTGGATTCGAGGTCAGTACCTTCATCTAATTCTTCTGCATCACTCCGCCGCAATACGGGCATTCGAATTCTGTGTCCACCCATTCCGGGAAATAACTGAACTGAGGAATCCCATCATTCCACTCCATTTTCAGTACTCCTTACTCGCTGGGATGATGGTTGGCGCATCATCAATCATAATGTCGCTAACCCATTTAGGAGTAGACCAGCCGAGTGGAATTGCTCTTAGTAAAAGCGCATCCGCGTCTATCGTCCGTCCATGCGGAGGGACGGGGATGGCTGTTGCGACCTGTTGACAATGCAAATCGAGGTCAATACACACTTTGCCATCCGGATAGATGTTAATGCATAAAAGCTCGCTGTTTGTCGGCATCTCAATGCCGGTGATGTAAATACCACTCATGAGTTGTTCCCCTTTCCATAGTAAGCTAATGGGAGGTAGAAAGGTAGACCTCCCATCAACCTCAAATTATAAAAAATAAAAGAATTTAATCTTCCCTTACTTTCTATAATAATTATATCATATTTTTTTAAAAATTTCAAATTTTAGCACGCATTTTCTCTAAAAGTTTTTGCTTAAGTCGATACTTAAGTTGTGCCCGCGCGCGGTCATATGAATTTTCATATGTAATAGTACCCGCTACTGTTAAAAATCCTTGCTCACGTGCGTTTGTAAGTATTTGTAATGCAATTTTTGAATCAGGGGCAGAACGAAATCTTACTACGTTTTTCTTATCATCAAAAATTGCAATTAAAATCAAACGCTTCATTTCATTTTACCTCCCGCTTCATTTTCTAATAAAATTATATCATAAAATTTAAAAAAAGTCAAAAAATAGGCCGCTATTAACGAGCGGCCTCTTCATATTCTTCTTCTAAAAGTGGAGGGTTGACTATTTTACTCATATTACACAATCTGTCAATTAAGTCTTCTAAGTTCCTTATATCAGCAGATGTAAGAGTATAATTTAATTGATCTGCAGTAGCTTGTATCATTGTCATAACCCAAGCCTTTCTATCTGCACCCTCTTCAAATAGTTGTTCAGCTTGTTCCATATATTCTGCAACCGCTGTAACAAGCCGAGGCCAATTCTTTTGTTCAACTAATTCTCTAACAGTTTTATATAATTTAATTCCTAAAGGAATTATAACTGCTAAAGCTGAAAAAATTGAAACTATTAAAGACATTATCTATTCCCAACCCATTTTAAATTACTCCTTAAAAAAAGTGATTGTTCCGGCTGGCCACCAATAAAATTCAGATTGACCATTTATTATTTTCTAACTTACCATACAATTACTATTAATTGTTAATTCATTTACCCCTTCACCGGTATAGTAATTTTGCCAATATACAATACCAGTATTATTTTGAAAATTAAACTATGAAAAATCTACTATTTCTTTTTCCTCAGATGCATTACATTCTACATAAGAAATTACTATACAATGAGAACAGATAATTTCTTCATTTTCACCTAAGAAACTTTCATCATCCACATCAATATATTCAAAATCCTCATTCATAATAATATATTGGCATATTTAAATATTTTGCAAATTCTATTTCAGATTTTGTAGAATCTCCAATATACCCCTCATAGTTAAGTACAAAAATTGCATTAGACATTCTAATTTTTTCACGATGAAGTTCATCTAAATTTTTCTTTTCACCAAAACTCCAATTGATATTATCTGCGTGTCCAAATACCCCTGGCATCAATACTATCCATCCCTAAAAAGTAAGATCGCGTGCAGCTTCTAAAAATAAATTTTTAAATTTGGTTGAACCACATAAAGTAATAATAGGAGGTTTAGTACGATTCTAATATTCCATACAAGTTTTTCCTTCACAAGGATCTACTCGTTCAATTCCAATACATTGACCACCTATATAATATCTACAATCATAAGGTTTATCAAAATAAATTGGATAATAATCAATTTTAAAACGTGGATTTATTATATATTCCATACTGTTGTATATTGCTTCGTAATAGAAACAACTTCACACTCATCAATTATTTCACCTTTTGCCTTTTTTTCTTTGTGAGTATACCCAGCTTTAATTACATAATAACCATCTTTTCCACCATTTTCACGCTGTGCACGAATAAAATTTTCAGCTTCATTTTTATCTTCACAGCGCCATTCTTCGGTAACTTTTAATTTAAGCATTAAAATTATCTCCTGCTGTTTTATTTAAAGTGACTACACCACTAGTGCTACTTCCAGTAATAGTATATGGATTAGTAGTAGTATTACTAATTGTTGTGGCATAATATGGAGTTGTAATACTTGGTGAAGTCCAGGTCCACCATTTCTTTTCTCCATCTCTATATCCACCATTATAAACTTCATTTAAAAGTTTTTCTAATTCACTCTTAGTAAAAGAAATTTTCCCATTTTTATCACATTCAAAAACTTTAACCTACATTTTCTTTCCCCCTTAAAATTAAATTTAATATAATTCCAGCAATTAATGCTAATGCAGTTCCACTTAAGCTAAAAGTAGAACCACCAATTACAATTCCACTAATACCTAAAGCTAATACTACAGAACAAATAATAAGATTCTTCTGATTATTTAAATTAACTTCTTGTAATACGCGAATACCACTAGAGCTAATAAAACCATAAAGAATACAAGCTGTACCACCACCAATTACACATGATGGAATTGAGCTAATAAAAGCTTGAATCGGCTCAATAAAACCAAGAGAAATCATAAAAATAGCAGCTAAACGAGTTACTTTTACAGAAGCACATTTACTAAAACCAATTGCTCCTACACTTTCACCATAGCTACAACCACCTAATCCACCAAAAAGACTAGTCATAAGATTGGCGGCACCTTCTCCTATAAAAATTCTCCCTAAACCAGGCGTTTTATATAAATCAATACCAATTATATTACCTAATACTTTATGGTCACTCAAACATTCACAAATAGCACTAATGGTAAATGCAATATATACTACAATAATTGGTATCATATCTTTAAAAACTACATGCCCCATATTCATAAAAGCTACAGTAGGAATAGTAAACAAATGAATTCCATTAAATTTAGAAAAATCTACTAATCCAAAAGGAATTGCAATGATATATCCTACGAGTGTGCCAATTAGAAATGGAAACATTGAGAGCGCGCCTTTAAAGTAATGGCTTGAAAGTGCAATTGCTAATACAGTAATAAAGGCAATTATGACACCTAAATTACCTGTATCACCAATATACCCAGTAATAAATCCCATCAAATTAATACCAATTACTATTGTCACTGATCCAATTAAAACTTTTGGCATAAACTTATAAAGTTTATCAACAGAAATATAATTAAATATAATTCCAAAAATAGTATATACAATACAAGTAACTACTCCACCAATTGCAACTGCTGTATATCCTCCAATTGCCAATGCAGCTAGTACTGGAGCAACAAATGCACCACTATTACTAATAAACATTGGAGATTTTTCAATTGTTACGATACTATAAATTAAAGTAGCTAATCCTGCTCCTATAAAAGCTCCAGATAATGGTACCCCACAAATCTAAGCAATTAAAGCAGTTGCAGTAAAGCAACTCAACATTATTTGCAATGCAAATAAAATAGTTTTACCAATTGGTAATCTATCATTTATTCCATAGACCATTTATTAAAACCTTCCTCTTTACATTTAATAAAATTATGACAAAATATACTACAATTTTGTCCTTTATCACAAGGACATAAACTCATAAAAATTTTCATTAAATCATTATGAGAGTTGTTACGAAGCTTCGCAAAAGCCGCGGCCTCTTCATATCCTTTATTTTCATATACCCACATTAAAGACCATTGATCTTCTAAATTTCTATATGGCTGAAATTTTGCTCGAATTTTTTTCTTTTTTTCTTCATCTTCTTTACTATAAGGAAACATTTTATAGCAAATAACACCATTAATTAGTTCTTTATGAAAATATTTTTGATTTAATTTTGCTAATTCATTCCAAGGATTTTTTATATTAACCATTTTACAATAATTATGCCAAGCGTTATCTGCTTCTAAAATAGTTATTCCTTGTTGCTTAACTATCATTTTTAATCTCCATTCAGCCAAAAATAAATTTTTTCTATAACTTCGTCAATATTAGTTACAAGATAACCTACTTCTTTTATAAGCCCAGTAACATAAATATTTTGATAACTATATTGCTGCGCACCAACGTCACGGCCACCTATATCTTTTTCTTCACTCCAAGTCAAGTAACATTGTCTATTATCAGTTAAAATTCCTATTAATAATTTACAATCACCGCGTGTGATTTTTTCATGAAATTTCCCAATTTCAGCACTTGTTCCAGCTGGAATTACATCTCCATCTAAACATGCAATTAAAATATCACACTGATCAAGTCTTTCATTATCTGCATGAGCAATCATAATAGGACTACCAAATTTCTTTTTTCCTTCTGTCCCATTAATATCTGTATTTTCAATAGGACTATATAAATCTAAATCGGGAAAAGCTTTCCTTAATTTAGTAGCCCATTCACGATTTCGTAGTTCATCACCATAATAAAAAATTGACCCTGCAAGATATGCTTTCATAAAACCTCCATTTAATTTAAATAAAAATTTGGACTTTTATTAAGCCACCATTCATCCAATTGACCAGTTGTTTTATATTGTTTCCATCTATTCCAAATTACATCTAAATCTTCAATATCTTTATAATACTGTTCTATATATGGTCGTTCAAGTCTATCAGCATGATAATGTCCAAAACACCAAATCTTCCATTTAAAACTATTTTTAATTTGTTCTAACCAATATTCCATTGTATTATCAACGGTAGACTGGTCTACCATATTAAGAAATAAATCAGTAGGCATCATACTTAAAGGACAAGTATGAGTAAAAACAAAATCTACATTTGCCCATTTTATAATATCAGTAATTTCATCTCTTTCTTTTTCAGTAAGTTGTTCATTAGGAAACCAACCTGTTATTTTTGGGTTATTATTTTCTTCTGTGCATTCTCTACGCATGAGCCTATACCATTTATCAACACTATATGCTCCACCAATACATAAACATTTATAGTCTCCAAAATAATATGTAGAACCATCTATTAAATAACGAATATTTGGAAATCGTGGTTCTATTTGAACAAATTCTTTAATAATGTTATCTTCTAATACTTCTACATTTGGTATATCTTCTGGTCGTGCCTCATGATTTCCTCTTAAAAGATAAAAAATAAAATTTGGATATTTTTCATGAAGCCATTCTTTCATTTTAGTGTCAGTTTTATTTAAAAAATAATTGATACCAAAATCTCCCAAACAAATTATTCCTATAGGCGCGCCAGTTCGATATTCCTCTAAATTTTGAAAACGTAGGTAATCTCTATGACAATCACCCGTAAGATACCATTTCATTTAAAAATCCT